AGTCCCTGAAGATGACAACACCGAAGAAGAAGAACCAATTAACTACTATCAAGGAGCATAACAACATGATCATCGAAGATTTCAGTAGAGAGCAATTTATTTTACTCTCAAAAGCACTTGATAATTATCGTATTTACATGACCGAAGCAGAAGAAACCTTATCTGAAGAAATTTTGGATAATGTCTTTTATCCTAGTATTGGAATCAGTAAACCAAGGAAACCCGCAAAGGTTACAAGTATAGCGGAAGCAATCCGCAAGGGACATAAGTAACTATACTATACTAAACAAAATGAGTTGGAATCTTATCCCTTGGAGCGAACAAACAACCAACGTAATGGCAACAATGACCTATGAGGATTTAATCGTTAAGTTACAACAATTAGATGCTAATCAGTTAAAGAAAAATGTTGCTATCTACGATGAACATTTAAATGAGAAGGTATTAGTTCATAACGAATTAATCTTCTTTGATAACAATCAATTCCCTTATTTAAAGATCTAGATGAACTTCCAAAAAGGTGACTATTACTCACTAAATGACTTAAATGGATGGGTTAATTTCATCGATAAAAGTTATATCACTCTAGTCATAAATGAGTGGACTAAATGTGATGAACTAGCAAAAGGTAGTCGTAGTAATGTACATCAAGTGCAGTTACTAATATACCCTCACCAATGGAAAGATATGGTGAAAAGTAACAGAAATCGCTTCCAAGATGACACCATAAATAACACTCATGAAACGTAATCCGCAACCTATTCTTAATAGCGAGTTTAACACATTTTGGACTATATGTAAAGAACTCGTGGTAAGTACTTGGGAGTTGTATAGAACAACTGTAAGGGACAAAATGATAAGAATAAGGGAAGATTAACGAATGTTGTTAAATATTAAAATAAATCTATTGTTGTTAACTATACCGAGATTAATCTCTCAGGTAATTGTACTCTTAGCACGCAACTTACCGATTGTCAATGATAGTCAGCAAACACAGATTTTCTTGACAGATTATCAACAACTATGGTATAATAACTCTGTAAGGGTTCAGAGATTCCTCTAAGTAACACATGCTAAGTAACATCAAAGCACCTAAGAAGTACTTGGAGTTGTTAACACTTTGGGAGGAAGGATTATGTCCACTAAATGAAGGTATTGCTTTGTTTCAGTTCTTGTTAGATACTGACCAATGTTGGGATGATGAGATATTATCTAACACAGCAAGTTATATGGTTGCTGAAGGATTTTGCTATTACGTTTACACCCCTTAATTAACAACAATGACCCAAAAGATGCTCTATAAAGTTTATAACAATGACTGCGAACTTGTAGGGGAATTTGTATCAATTTACGATATGGAACATTTTATGGACGATGTTAGAAACTCACGGGGAGAGAGGTATAAAGAATTGCCCAGATTATCAGTATTTGATTATATTAAATCTATTGGGTATTATATGGAAATTGATTGCCCTGTGACAGTTGACAAAGTGGCACAATAGGGGTTGTAAGGGGTTGCCCACCTGCTATAATTAATGTATACCAAACAAAGGACACATGAGAAAAATTGAAACTCAAATGAACAACGCAATCCGCAACGGTTCTAACTTCAGTTCATCCAATACTTCAGTTACTCATGACAATGGCGAAGCGTTTGTTTATCTACATGGAAATCACATCGCTACTGTTAAAGATAATTCGATTCTTTTATTTGATGGCGGTTGGCAGTCTAATACAACGAAATCCAGACTCAATGCACTACTAGACGAATTTTCTTATGGCATGAGAGTATTTCAAAAGCAATTTGAATGGTTCGTAGGTTACAAGAATGTTAAAGAAGATTTCATTAACGGTATGGAGTTAGCAATCGACTAGTTGACATATAGGAGCAAATAGAGTATAATAGAGGGGTACAAACAACCCCTCTTTTTTATTGTTTATGACTTAAGGCACTAATCACAGTCACTAATTGTTAAGAATGGCAGTTAAATTGCCCCCCTTAAATATAAAACAGGGCCATAACCTAACCTACAAAGGTACCCCAGAGCAAGCAATATATTATCAAGATCTTAAATACTAGTAGATTTAAAAAATTTCCCAGAAAAATTTATGCCCAACAGAGATTATCCCCAAGATCTACGAGTATGGTGTCTAGAAAGTTTGATCAAGATGGAAAGTCAACTCCACAGTGACATGTACCAGGTTGCAGACATGTACTTGGGTTCGTACACAACTAAAAACCCCGAAGCACTATATACACTATGGATGGGGTGGAAACTAAAACGTCCCTCCAAGAATACGAACCCCCTGTAAAATAAATGTCACAAAGATTCTACACAACACTCGAAGAAGACGACTTTGGCGATCTAATCCTTACGATACCTTATGAAGTGTGTGAAGAACTTGGATGGTCCGTCAATACTAAACTAGATTACACTATAGAGGAAGACTCCTTTACACTGAAGAAACACCAAGATGAACAATGAACAAGAAGTAGCAGAAGCACTCAATGCGATCAACGATTGTCTAATTGCACTAGGTAAGCGTTTACAAGAGGTTGAGGAGTATGTTGCGACTATGAATTTTAGTGAAAAGATATTGTATAAACCAAACGGACAGGAAAAGTACTTAAATATAAAGGAAAACTACGATCTTATCTACGAAAGATTAGATAAACTAGAGAAAGAAGGACCATGGGATGTAAAATAGTCGATGGAAGTGCTGATCAGATTACTGATGTATGTCAGGATGCTGATGGTTGTCCACGCTTTGAACCTTTACCTGCTGATAGAACGATCGGTATCAAGTATCGTGAATACCCAAAGAGTAGTATTCGTGGTAGTCTGAATAGTTTAAACAATGTCAAGGTAAATATCACTGGTGCTGAAGGACAAGCAGTGATGTATCCTTCCATCTTAGTCGGTAATGAAGGCGGTCGTGCTACATTTGGTGGCAATCCTGGAACATTCTCACAACCTGTGTCTGCAGCAAACTGTGGTAAGGTAACGAGAGCAGGTACACAATGCCTCAGTTTCAGTAATGGTGCTGTTGCAGTGTATGATTATTTCCCTACAGACCTCTCATTTAGTTTTCAGAACAGTGATACTTGGTTTTCTTACATCTACACGATGAATAGTAACTCAGGTCAGATTGGTATTGCCTCTTATATCATTGAGGATGAACAGCGGGGAACCACTGGAGGTACTTCGGATGGTACTCCAACGGGCGATCCACTAAGTAACAGTGCCATTGCCAATACTATTTGTCACCCTTGTGCAGGATTTACTTGTACCCCCGCTTCCACACAGTGCTCATATACTATTGAAAGTGATGTAGATTACACTGGAGATGAAGATTGTCCCCACCCGACGCTGTTTGGCATTGGTACAGGAAGTTTTAAAGTGGTGTTTACCTATGATTCGCTATCCACTACGATTCCAAACGGTGTAACGGACCTCTCAGTGTCCTATGATGGCACGAATTACTCCGATGCATGGAACGAAGGTGAGAACTTTGGTATCTCATTTGACTCTCCCCAGAATACTTGGCAAGCAGGAGATGAAGCAGCAGACACCTTTACCGTGTATACACTTGAAGCAACAGGTAAAACTGGTCTTCAACTGAATATTCGTATCGCACCGATCGTCGATGAGTCGGGATCCACTGTTGCATTCACAGGAACACGTTGGACTGTCTTAGATATTGTTCAACCTGGCACAGGATATGCACAAAATGATACATTTAACATCACTCATGAGCATACTCACCCCGATAATACGACTACAACCTTTACATTAACTGTTAAAATCACTGCTGTTGGACCAATCGAGTCTCAATCTGGGTCAATTGCTGATGTTTTGCGTAGTGGTGATACATTAAATGGTCATGAAGTGACTCGTGTTCTTCATGGACCTTCAATTGATAGTGATTATGGTACTGACAAAGGTCTCTTCCCTTATCATTTTGCTTATTTGGATGGAAATGGTAACGATTTTACGAAAGACACCTCTTATACAAGTAGTAGAGCACACCAAGTAACTGCAATTGCAGGTTACGGAATCAAAGATGTAGGATTTTTTGGTGGACTTTATGAGTTTACGGATAAGTCTGTTCAATATACTACTGGTTTTGTTGACAGGAATGCTCCTGACGTCTATAATACCCTTGTTCAACCTTCATGTACCGTGAAATTAGACAACGGAAGAGTTGATCGTGTCGAGATTGACAACAACGGAGGAGGTTCGGGGTGGAATACACTCGGTAGAATCCCTGAGTTGAGTATTACCGCACCAACTGTAGACTCTGGAGTGGCAGCACAGGTCGTTGGTGAGTTTCAAAACGGTGTTTTGGTGAATGTTACCGTCACAAATCAAGGAAGCGGGTACGTTGAGAGCAATCTTCCTCAAGTTTCCGTTACAAATATCCATAAAACAACGAATTTTACTGTTGAAGACGCTGCTGTGCGCGAATTTGGGTTCGATAACCTCACTCAGTTCTATAAAACGTTCCCAGAAGCAGTAGATGCGTTCCCAGAACTTGATCAAACGGCAATTCAGACAATTTTATCGGAACATGAGACACTAAAATCAAATGTTGAACCAGTAAAGGCGTATGAAAGGAACGAACCTAACGTAGAAATCAAAAAAGACCCCAATTATAAGCGTAGAGACGAGATGGTGCAGCGTCTTTTTAATAGACAGGACGTAGAAGGACTAAAAGTAACACTTAATCCCCCACAAACTTACAAAAGTATCGATACAGTTGATTTTGGACCGTCTAAAGAAGCGCAAGACCTCAAAAAGTCTGCTAGAGAACTGATGGAAACACCTGCAATTGATAATGAGGTGCAAATTGAGAGTTTAATCCAAGATGTAGTCCCTGAAACTAGCATTTATGACGAATCTTACGTCGAAACTGTGCGTGGACCCTTTTCAGAACTGCCATATTCGTCTGACCTCACTAAATACTTCATGAGACAGTTTATACCAGATGGAAGAGGAGAAGTAAAGGTTAATGTTTCACTTGGTGTGACACAACAGAACGTAGGAAATGCACATTTCACTTGTACCGCATCCGCAACTACAAGAGCAAACGAAACAGACCCTACTACTGGCGCGGTTACATCATCTACATTCTCATTTCCCTTTGGTCAAGTTCCTCAAGGACCTGGTTGTCAGAATTGGAGTTGTAGCGGAAACATGACTATCCGCAATGACTTTACCAATGCATCACAAACCATGGCAAGAGCAACAGAAAAATACGGTAACCCTTATAACGTAACGTAATGTCAGTACAAGCAGCAGCACTATTCATGGGAACATGTAGTGGACATGGTAAAGCAAATGGTGTCAACTGGCACCCAGGTCCAGGTGGAGGCATTCTATCTCCTTGCCCTCATCCATCTCTTGCACCTTATATTGTACCAAAGGGTATGGAGATTGCGGATAATTTTGCAACATGGTTACCTACAGCACAACTTCCGTTGGAACCTATTGTAAGAAACGTGGTAATTAATAAGAAGATCCCTATTATTGATCAGGATAACTTAACTCCGCATCCTACAGTCACACAGCATGTTACTATGTCAGTAGGATTCAAATGTTTCACGACAAGAAATACTCCTGCGTGGCATTGTACTATTGGAACAGGTGGAGGTGGTCGAGAAGCACCTACAGGTCATGCTCGAAGACTTTTTGCAACTACAAAGACAGTATTCATTAATGGAAAGCGTGCAGGTAGGATGGCAGATCCATTTGGAAATAAAACAGTTCCATTTCCATGTTTGAGTGTAGTTGCAGGAGCAAGTAAAGACGTATTCATCGGAAGTTGATAAATAAAGTGGGATAGCAACCCCATTAAAAGTTCTAATGTCCTATGCATTACACTTTTAATGATTAATCCCGATCGCGATCCAAAGTACATGTTGGAAACACATGGAACTGTAGGTCTAGTCACAGATTACGGTTCGACTGCCTACATAGAGAAAGCAAAAACTAAAAAAGAAGTTAAACCACTTAGCAAATGGCGTTAAAGGATATTAAAGGTCAAAACTTTAAGAGGTCTCGAAGATTCGACGACCTTAATATTGCTTTGACTAGAAATCCTTTTACAAAAGATGTCTATAGTGTGAAAAACGACAACGCTATTAAACAAGCAATTAAAAACTTGGTTCTCACCTCTCCTGGTGAGAAACCATTCCAACCTCTTGTAGGTTCAAGGGTAAGTCAGTTACTTTTTGAACCTTTGGATGCATTTACCGCAGATGCAATTAAGCAAGAGATCATAAATACCATTACACAGCATGAACCAAGAGTAAATCTTACTAAAGTCGATGTAACACCGATCTATGCGAATAACAAGATCAACATAACGGTAGAATATCAGATTGTCGGATTGCCCATTGTTGAATCGATATCCTTTGTCTTACAGAGACCCGAATAATGCAACCGAATAACTTAACAGCACTAGACTTTGAAGATGTCAAAGCAAGTATTAAGTCATACCTAAGAACTCGGAGTGAGTTTACGGATTATGACTTTGATGGTTCTGCATTATCGTATATGGTTGATGCACTTGCTTATAATACTTACTATACAGCATTCAATGCTAACATGTCACTGAATGAAGCATTCTTGCCTTCATCTACAGTTAGAGATAACGTCGTTAATATTGCCAAGTTAATGAATTACACTCCTAGAAGTGTAATTTCATCTAGAGCGTCTGTAAAAATTGATGTTCAGACTTCTCAAGCAAATGGAGTGTACCCAAGTAGTGTTACCTTAAAGAAAGGTTCTATTGCGACTGGTGGTAACTTCGTTTGGAACATTTTAAGAGATACTACTGCTGAAGTTAGTCCCACTACAGGTATTGGTACCTTTCCTGAGGTTTGTATCTACGAAGGACAAATTGTAAACTTCCAGTACATTGTTAATACCTTTGCAAGACAAACATATTCAATCCCTTCTGCAGAAGCAGACCTTGCAACACTCAAAGTTAGTGTAAAAGCAAACGAGACTGCCACAGCATCGGATATTTACAACCAAGTAGACACTGTTACTGGTCTAACCGCATCTACCCGCGCATACTTCCTTTCTGAAGGTGAGGATATGCGCTTTGAGGTTAGGTTTGGTGATGATAGTGTCGGAAGAGCATTAAAAGACGGAGAAGTCGTACAATTCGAGTATCTGGTGACTTCTGGTAAGGAAGCAAATGAAGTTAACTCATTTGGTTACGTTGGAACTGCGGTAGATGCTACAGGAACTAATGTTGTTACTTCTGATGTAACTTTAACGGTTTTACATCGTTCTCAGATGGGAACTAGTGCGGAAAGTATCGAATCTATCAAATATAACGCTCCAAGATACTACTCCTCTCAATATAGAGCAGTTACAGCGCAAGATTACGCTTTAATCACTCAAAGGATCTATGATAATGCGGATTCCGTTGTTGCTTATGGTGGAGACAGTTTAAATCCTCCTATTTACGGAAAAGTCTTTATTGCAATCAAAACTAAAACAGGATCCCTTCTAAATGACGCTACAAAGAAGGAAATTTCTGCTAACCTTAGGAAGTATGCCATGGCATCGATTGACCCTGTTGTAGTCGATCCTGATAACGTATACATCTATACTAAGATCTTTGCTCTATACGATACTGGAGCAGGAAGTAGTTCTTCACAGATTAAAACCGATATTCAGTCATCAATTAATGATTGGGCAACTCAAACACAGATTAATAACTTCAACTCAACCTTTAGAGGTTCTGCATACGAGAAAGCAATCACTCTTGCTAATAATGCCATCACTGACGTTTCACTACAGACAACTACTCTAAAATACATTACACCAAATAGTAACCAGACCAATACTTACTGTATTAGCACTGGTAGTGGACTTTATAACTCCGCACCTTCTAAAGATGGTGATGACGGTACTTGTAAGAAAGAACCTGTCTTGTTATCAGGAACATTTAGAACTGCAGACCGTCCTGGAGTAGATCAGCAGTTTGAAGACGATGGATATGGAAATCTACGCATTTTCTATAATACAGGTACTAAAAAGGTATATACGAACAACTCAATCGGTACAGTCAACTATGATACTGGAGAAATCTGTTTTGGTCCAGTAAATGTGATCAGTACAGGAACAAATGTTCCGTCTTCTTCGGCAGTAAATATCACAGACACTGTAACTGGTGCAGGTAGTGTTACAGATCCTTCACTTCTCCCTGGAGACCTAAGGATTCCTGTTGTTACTATTCCTGCCAACAGTGGCACCATTCCTGCTTCAACCCCAGGAACGATTATTAATATTATTAGTCCTGAGGTAACAGTATCACCAATTGGTACAACACCACCTGCCTCTGTCCCTCTAAATAGTTTGACACCAACGATATTTGATGATACCCCCTCAGTTGTGGAGGTTGCACCAATTGATAACAGCGGTGGTCTAAACACATCAACCTGTTTCTCGTAAAGCGTAGATGAACATTAATAAGGTTTCCCAGTCGATTGAGTCTCAATCACCAGACTTTATTGGATCAGAATATCCTCTGTTTAATAAGTTTCTTGAGTATTATTACAAATCTCAAGAGAAGACTGGTTTAGGGCAAAATATACTTAATAACTTCCTCCAGTATCTTGATATCGACAAACTTGATATCGGTATCCTAGATGGTGCGACAACGCTTGTAGAAGCGATTACAGACAGTTCAGATAAGATTGTTGTTGAGAGTATCAACCCGTTCCTAGAAACGAATGGGTCTATTCTAATTGGCGATGAAGTCATATATTATGAAGGTGTAGATAAATCTCCAGAAATCTCACTTTCCCCAGGTATTTCATATGAACAGGTAAAACTTAAGTGGACTACTCTTGCTAGTCTTATCAACAGTTTTGATGGTACCACTACATCATTTGCAATAACATCTCAAGACAGTCCAATTGCTCCCCCTTCAGCACAGCATTTGGTTGTTTCTTTGTATGGTAATATTTTAGTTCCAAATATTGATTATACAGTTAGCGGATCAAATATTGTATTCACTACTGCACCTAGAACAAAAATTCCTGCTGATGATGCAGGTTCAACTTATATCTTCTATCTCAGCGGTTTTGTTGAGAACACCATTTATGGATTGGACAATCTGTCTGGTGCTTTTGGTGATGGTAAGAAGCAGTTCAGTCTAACTCGTAATGGAGTTAAGTATGAACCAGAAGTTGAAGAGTATTTGAATGTAATTTATGATAATCGTCTCTTAGTTCCTAAAGTTGATTACTTTATTGATGAAGACCAGTTTGTATTTAAAGTAGCACCCCTTAACGGTCGTTTCTTATCAATTTATTCAATTGAGGCACCCATCCCGTCTTTCGGTAATGGTGCAGTTGGTTTTTCTCGTATTAATGATAATGGACTTTTAACAAGTGTTTCATCTAGTGCTATTGGTACTGGATATCGCTTTGAATATCCTCCTCAAGTTAGCATTGACTCTGAGCAAGGTTCAGGTGCTGCTGCAACTGCCCTTGTCAATGGTTTGAAGTCAATCACCCTACTAGAGGGTGGAAGGGGTTACAGTTCGACTAACCCTCCTGTTGTGCAGGTTCAATCTCCTACCAAAACTGGTTCTAGTCAAGCAACTATTAATGCAACGGTTGTTGACGGTGCAGTTACTGCGCTGAATATTAGCAACTCTGGTTCTGGTTATACTTTTACTCCTAGAATTACTTTTGTTCAACCTGGTGGTGCAAAACTAGGTACTCCTGTAATTACTAATGGTCAAGTTACTTCCATTCCTGTTACTGATGGAGGTTTTGGTTATACTACTGCTCCAACTGTTTATATTGACGAATCAACTGGTTCAAACCCAATTAAGGCAGCATTGAGAGCAAATCTTACTGATGGTAAGGTTACCAGCATTACAATTTTGAATGCAGGGCAAGGATATACTACTACACCTAGGGTTGCTATTATTGACCCTGTAGGTGCACAGGTATTAGAAACTATTGTTGATGGTGATGGGCGTGTTATTAGAGTTGATCTACTGAATGGTGGCAGCGGATATGATGATGTGCCTTCAGTCTACATTGTAGATAATAGAACTAACGGTGGTACTGGTGCGACTGCAGTTGCTTCTATTTTCAACGGTCAAATCACTGATCTTAATATTAATGCCTTTGGTAGCGGTTACTCTGCTGCAAATCCTCCAGAGATTGTAATTCAAGCACCTCCTCAAGCAAAAGCATCTGTTGAAATTGGTCTTAATGAAGTTACAGGTTTCGTAGTTACTGAGTCAGGTAAAGGATACAATAAGGCAGCATTTACTGGATGTGCGAGAGCAGCATCTGGTATTACTAAGTACACTGAAACAGGTAATGCAGTATTCAGTAATAACACTGTAGCAGCATCTGCAACGGTTGGTTCAAGCGTTAAGTGTTTAGATGCGCTATTTGTTAAGAGACTACTAGACAAGTATACAGAACAGTTCTTACCTGATGTTCCAGAACTTGACTACTCTAAGATTGATGTTCGTACATCGATCAAAACTATTAAAGATTTTTATTCATCTAAAGGTACTTCGTTCAGTATTGCTTATCTGTTCAAGTTACTTTATGGTGAAACTGTTACGGTCACATATCCAAAAGACCAAATCATCAAACCCTCTGCAGCAACTTGGTCTATCGACACAATTTTGCGTGCAACCCTAGTAAGTGGTAATGCTGATAATATTAGAGATGGTTTGTTAACTCAAGAAGCAGATATTGCAGATCCTAACGTAACTGCTGCAAGTGCCTTAGTTGAAAACTATATTTCAATCAAAACCTCTGATGTAGAGATTTTTGAACTTGTTCTCTCAGAAGAAACTATTGTTGGGACGTTTACCGTACCATATAAGACAAAACTTGCTGAACCTCTTAATACAACCGATTCAATCATTACGGTTGACTCTACAATTGGTTGGCCAGAACGAAATGGTGAATTTGTTATTGGTGGTGGTACAACAACTGAACTTGTACAGTATAAAGAGAAATCACTCAACCAGTTCATCGAATGTACTCGTTCTGCAAACGGTATTGTAGAAGACTGGGATTCTGCAACTCAAGTTGCTTCTAACTTCACGGTATATGTGAATAGAGGAACTCCTCAAGAAGTAGTACTGAATGTTGTTGGTATTGTTGATGCACAGCAAACTGTTCTTACTGACACTGGTTCATACTACCTACCTGGTGATAAACTCACTGTGTCTAAGTTAGGTGGAACTAGTATTGATCCTCATTTAACTACATGGTTATATAACGTCAAAAAACTTATCAATGTTTCCACAGTTACCTTTGGAGGCGTTAATAATAGATTTGCAACTATTACTTGTTCAAACAATCACGGTTTATTGGTTGGTGATCAGGTTACAGTTTATGGTGCAAACCCAATCATCTATAATGGCACATTCCTTGTAACATCTAGGGATAGTGCAACAGTATTCCAATATCAGTTACCCCAACCCGCAACTGTGGTACCACAGGGTAATATCCTAGTATCTGTTGACTTGAACAAAGGTAAGTCTACAAGTAGTGCTGTATTGAATGCTATTGGTCCTTATACGACTAACGTTCAAAACTCATTCTTCAATACAAACTATGCATACCTAGCATCTACAGGTATTCCAAACTATAATATTGGTCCTTTCCCAGGATCTGCTCTACTTCCAGGAAACCAACGTAAGTTGAATCGTTTCCCGATTACTTCTACAACAATTTCTACAAAGAACACCGTTTCTCCAGGTCCTATCGGAACTTGGGTTAATGGCGTTTCTATCTGGTCTTATAAGTCAACTCTCAAGAAAACCTTTGGTGCTGTAACTAGCGTTGCTATTACAAATGCAGGTAAAGAATATGATGCTGCATCTCCACCAGTATTAACTATCAGTGGTGGCGGAGGAACTGGTGCAACTGCTGCGGTTGTTGTTAACGGTTCTGTTAATGAAATTACTGTATCTACAGGGGGTTCTGGGTTTACTTCTTCTCCTCTAGTCTCTATCGTTGGTGGAGGCGGTTCTGGAGCGTCTGCAACTGCTATTATTACAAAAGGGGTTGTTTCTAGAATTCTAATCAACTCAGGTGGTACTGGATACACCTCACAACCTTCTATTACTGTTGTTGGTGGCGGTGGTACTGGTGCTGCAGCAACTGCATCTGTTCGTGGTCCTATTCAGTCTGTTTCTGTTGGATCAGGTGGTATTTCTTATACTTCTACTCCTACTGTATCGTTAAGTTCTGGTAGTGGTGCTGTTGCACAAGCAATTGTACAGAATGGTCGTATTATTTCGATCGCTATCATTTCTGCAGGTTCTGGATACACAACTGCTCCCGAAATTACTATTCAGGGTGAAGGTTTTGGTGCTGTTGCTAGAGCATCTATTGATACTGATGGTGAAAACGCAGGTAGAGTTACAAGCATTACTATTGTTAACCGAGGTATTGGATATCTTCAAGGAACAACTATTATTAACCTGAACTCTGTTGGTTCTGAAGCAACTTTCACTGCAAACGTATTTGAATGGACTTATAACTTACAATCAACTACTACATTTGATGCTGCTAAGGGTTCTGTCTTTGAAGGATTTAATAATCAGTATGGTGGTGAGTATGCTCACTTATCAAACCCTCAAACACTAAGATATATTCTTGGTGACAACTTATTTGAAAATACATCAGGCGTAATCAAAGAAAAGGAAGACGGTTTAATACACTCTCCTATTATTGGTTGGGCATTTGATGGTAACCCAATTTACGGTCCTTATGGTTACTCCGATCCTACTGATCAGTCATCTGCGATTCAAAAACTTAATACTTCATATAGATTAAAGACAAATCTTGTTTATAATGTAGATTCTAACCCAAATCCTGTTAGAACAGCAGGTCCTTTACTATCTGCTGAGGCAGCAGGTAAATTTGTTGAAGACTATGAGTATGTGTTCGGTCTTGGTGCATTAGATCAGTATAACGGTAGATTCTGTAAGACTCCTGAGTATCCCGAAGGTAGATATTCTTACTTCGTTACTATTGATGCAACTGACGATGGTAATCCATTATTCCCTTATGTTATGGGTCCTAGTTTCAACTCTGTTGTTGATTCTTGGAACTTGAATGCTGATGCTGTACAACAAAATATTCCAGAAGGTGTTGTTAGATATCGTGACCCTTATGAGAATGTTGATATTGACGTTGAGAGGGCACCTAATGCTTCTACAAACGCTCTAACACTAGAGAATGGAGATGTATTACTATTTGATATAGAAGACGAAGATAGAAGTGGTGTTATTGAAGCGGATGAGATTGCTGATCCTGATCAGGTCTTTGAAGAGTCACCATTACAGTTATTTGATTACTTCCCCAAAGTCAAGTTTGACTCTAAGGTTGATATTGAAGTTGAAACAACTACTAAGTTTGAAGATGCTTCTGTAACTGGATTTACAGTTGAAAACCCAGGTATATCTTATCAGGTTAATGATAGACTAATCTTTGACAATACTGATACTGATGGTAGTGGTGTTTCTGCTCGTATTTCTAGAATTAAAGGTGAAGCGGTTGAAGCATATACATTTGAAAATGTAAGTGGTAATAACTTCGGTGTTCTTACCACAGTCAATCCTCATAACCTACAACCAGGTGACAGCGTATTTGTTGACTACACTCCTGTCATGGACAGCACTAATAAAACATTTGTTGTTCGTCAATTTAAAGGTATTGAAGAGATTGTAGTTAATCAAACTGGATCTGGTTATAATACTGATATTCCTCCTACTATCATTATCGATGGTAATGGAACTGGCGGTAGACTTGAAGCAGTTGTAACTTCTGTTGGTTCTATTGAAAATGTCAATATTATCAACTCTGGTTATGGATACACAAGCAATCCTAGAGTTATCCTTTCACATCCTCAAGTTTTCAAAAAAGCAGACTACTATGTCGCTAAGTTTACTAATAGAAACTATGTGAGGATCAGTGATGTATACATTAATGATTCTAAAGAAACTTATATTTGCGGTAAAACTTATGATGCTGCATCTAATGATGTTGCATTCATTGCAAAACTCTCTGCTACGGGTGTTAAGGAATGGGAAGCATCCTTAGAACTTCCAGGTGGTCAACAAGACTCTGAATTCCTCAAATTATATGTTGATGGTAAGAGTATCTGGGTTGTTGGTCAAAATAGTCCAAATAGTGCTATTCTTTCCTCTTATAACCCTGATGTTATTCTTTGTAAGTATACTGAAGCAGCAAACGGACTAAGTGCAGCATTAACCTTCCAAAAAGGTTATGCAGGTATCTCTGGTTCTACTCGTGGTGACTTTATCACTGCTATTAAGAAATACTCTGATACTAGATTCATTATTGGAGGATATACCAATACTAACTCTGGTGCACCGTATGATGCTTTCATTGCATCTATCGATACTAGTGGTAACTTTGCAATCAAGAGAAAGATTGCATCTTCTAACAAATCGGAAAAGATTACTGATATTGTTATCGATGGAACAGACGTTTATGCATCTTTAGAACTTGCTGCTACTCAATCTAACGCAGATATCGATACTGGTGTTGCTAAGATTGCTTTTGGTGTCAATACTATTACTGTAACTTGGATCAAGCAATTTACTAATAGTCTGTATTCTATTATGGATACTAGTCTTGCTATTGATGAATTCAAAGAACTTTATGTTACTGGTGGTCTAAGACTTAAGTCAGACGATACTACTAGAGATAGTTTCTGGGTTGGTAAGATTGATACAGATGGCACATTTATCTGGAACTATCGCTATCTTGCTCCAACTGGAGGATCTATTACTGTTACTCCTAGTTCTGCAATTGATATCTTTGGTGATTTAAACATTGCGTTTACTAGCATCAATAATACCAATACTTTACCTACAGTTGATACTGTTAAGATTGGTTATGACGGAAAAATTAAAAATCATACGACTAACCAATTTACACAAAACAATACTGAGGGTATTACTGCTTACTCTGTTGATGTTGATAACTCTGGTGATATTAATATTGTTGGACAAACTCAATGGAATAGAAACGAGTTTATCTTCCCCTTCACTGGAGGATCTCAAGTTGATACAACCAGTCACTACACATTAACTTCTACATCAACAAGCAACTCTATCACTTATGCCAATGATGTTGCTAAGATCCATGGTTATGCAGATGGTCAAACTACTTGGACTCAAGGTAATCTTCAAATTACTTCTGCTCAATTAGGAGCAAGACTTAATAGTGACTTCACTGTTGAGATGATGGTTTATAAAGATACTAATACATCAAGTTTAACTGGTGGTAGTATCACTCAACATACTCTTCTTGCTATCGGTGATGCTGAAGAGGCAACTGGTGCTCTTTGGTTATATTATGACGTAAGTAGCGGATACTTAGAACTTGTTGTAACTAACGGATCTACTAAACTCAATAGTGCATCTGGTGCAGGACAGTCCTCCCTCAACAATATGTTTGCCGACAACACTTGGCAATTCATTGGATTGAAGAGAGAAGGTAATATCTTTACTGTTTATGTGAATGGAATTCAAGCGATTCAATCTACAGTTCCTTCTACTGCTCTTGGTAGTAAGCATCTTTATGTTGGTCAGATCCCTGGTAGATCTGGTAGTGCAGGTAACTTTAGAATCAATGAGCAAGGTCAGTTCCATGTTGATAACTTTAGATTAAGAAACAGAGCGATTACTCCTTCTGTTCCTTCTGATGTTAGTGCATTCCCATCTGCAGGTGGATTTGGTTTCCAATACACTTGGACTGATACTGCATGGTTCACTACTAACCTTAACAGATATGATCTGATTGATTATGATGGATTCTCACTTAAAATTGATAAGAATGCTGATGCTGCAAGAATCGGTACAGTTTCTACTCAAACTAATACTCAACTAGGATTTACTAGAACTGCTGTTACTCCTGTAACTGGTAGTACTCTTACAATGCAGAATACTGGTTATGCTTTATCTGAGGCAGGATTCCAATCTCTTGACTTTGATGATGCTACAATCAATATGACTCCTGCAACTGAGACTCTTACTTATACTCAGGATGTTTGGAGTTCTAGAACTGCAACTGTTCCTTCTCCTGGATCTCAGAAACTTAATGTATCTGCTGTTGTTAAAGACAGATATTTCTTCAAGGTTACTCCTACAACTAAGATTGATAACATTCAAGAGTTAACGATAAATCAGGCATTTAGGTTTACTGTTGGTAGTAAGTTACGTCTAAACAACGATTCTGGGTCATTTGTCAACAGCGGTTATATCGTAAGAGTTGATGATGCAAATAATAAAGTATATCTTGCTGTAAACAATAATACATGGACAGATGATACTGCTACTGGAAACTTAGTAACTGAACAGTTTAGTGAGCAATCAACTTATGGTATTGTTGGACCTATTCCAAATGATATCAACGTTATTGAGGGTTATACATTCCCATTAGTTAATAATACAACTCCAGGAACTTTTGATATTGATCTTGACAAGTATAACTTAGATGGTACTTACAACGCAGCAGGTAGTCAAAATCTTGACTCATTTGCTAAATTCAAACCATTTGCAACTATTGATTACTCTGTAAGAATCGATGAAGTATCTGGTTCTTCCCCATTCATTGTTGGTTCTGTTGTACAACTGACTTCTAGTGATATCTCATTCAATGCAGCATATAGCACAACAACGATAACAAACTTAACTGGCGTAACCAAAATTACATTAGTTGCTAATCTTGATAAGATCTTGCAAGTTTCTTCTGTTGCAAACAGTGATGAAGTTTACGTTATTACAAGTACTAGTCATTACCTTTCTGTAGGAGACGTAATTTATGTTGATGGTAACCCATCTCAGACTGTAGGTAGTGTTGTATACGATGAATATGATGGTGCGTTCCCTGTTGATCGTGTTATCAGTCCTCTTGAATTCACTTATAAGTTAAATCAAGCAGCAATTACTTCACCTGCCACATCTGCAGGTAGTGTAAACATCTTTATGAAGTCTCCGACTTTGAAGATGTACTATGGTCACCAATATATCTTTGACTTAAGTCATTCTTCACTTGTTGGTGGTAACCTTTCCTTTGCTAAGGATAGTCTATACAAACTTGAATATTCATTCAACTCTATTGAAAGGGTTGGAACCCCTGGTGTCACTGGAGCAGGAGCACCTACTCCATCTGTGAAACTAAAAGTTGACCCAACAATTGTTACTAATATTTCTTACTACTTTGACCCTTCTAGAACTGGTTCTGATTCTCCTGTTGTGCCTGGTAGTTACCTCGATGTTGTAGACTCTCCATATAAGGGAAACTTTGAGATTTCCTCTATTGCAGGTCAGACTATTACTCGTGGTGCTGATATTATCAAGTTCCCTCTTCTTAACGAACCAGAGGGTGCTGCTGATATCAACCAAGCAAGTTATGCAACTTCTTCCTTAAGAGCAGTTGGATCAATTAACGCTGTTCGTATTGTAAACCCAGGTGGTTTCTATACTAGATTACCTATCGTTTCTAGCATTCAATCAACTAGACAGATTGAAAGAGTTCAAATTAATGATCCTGGAACTGAATATGCTGTTGGACAATACACCAGTGTACCTATTACAGGTGACGGTGAAGGTGGATTTGTTACTATTAATGTTGCTGATGGACAAGATGCCAATGGCGTAACTATCCCTGGTCAGATTCAACTAGTAACTGTTACATCTCCTGGTAAAGGATACACTACAGCAAGTATTGATATTGAGTCAGTGTCTGGTATCTTAGGATCTGGTTTGACTGGATCTGGTGCTGAAGTTGTAGTTGTTATCCCACCATTCGGTTCTGGTGCATCTATCTTCACTCAAGGATCTAGTGTTGGTAAGATTAAGAAACTTAAAAATAATAACTTTGGTTATGACTATCCTCATGACTACACATTACGTCCTGAGATTACATTCCCAATCAATGCTCAGTTAACATCTACAAGTATTCTCGATAGTATTACAGTTACCGATCCTGGTACTGGATATTCTCAAGCACCTGCTGTTGTCATCACTGGAGGTGGTGGTAGTGGTGCTATTGCAGAAGCAACAACTAAGAACGGTCGTCTTGATACTATTATTGTTAAAGATCCTGGTGCAGGATATTCTTCAACTCCTACTGTATCACTAAGATCTTCATTCAACTATGTTGTTAACCTTGACTTGGGACTCTTACAGTTCGCTTTCCCACATGGTATTACAAACGGATCTGCTGTCACACTGAATGTTGTTGACACTGGAGACGGTGTTGCATATCCTCTATCTGCAGGTGCTGTTGGTAGATTGAATGGAACTACTACTTACTATGCTATTGCAGGTTCTGCTAACTCTCTTGAAAATGATCAATTAAAACTCGCGATTACTTCTGCTAACGCTGCACTTGGTGATGCATTGGCATATGTAAACGCAGGTACAGGTCGTCAACAGGTTCTTACCGAATCATTTGGTGGTGCTGCTACAGCAAACGTTGTTACATCTACTTTCTTAGAAGGAGAACTTGTATATCAAGGTGAATCTTTATCTACTTCAACTGCAACTGGATATGTTTCTACTAACGCAGGTTGGCAAGTTGGACCTAGAGTTCTTAAGATTGTTGACTATACTGGAGAGTTCTCTACTGGTCAAAGAATCACTGGTGTGATTTCTAAGTCTTCTGGTATCATGACTGATATCAAAGTTGCTAAAGGTGTTCTTGAGATTGGTTCTGTCACTAAAACTACAGGTCAGTTTATCGATGACGTTGGTAAACCATCTGAGATTATTCAGAAGATTCAAGATAGTTACTATTATCAAGACTTCTCATATGCTGTTAAGTCTGCTGTTTCTATTGGTGAATGGAAAGAGATTCTTATCAAGAACGTTCACCCCGCATCATTCAAAGTATTTGGTGAGTTAGATCTCAATGATTATGGATTTATTCCTAATAAAGAGACATTCTTCCAGTTAACTAAGTCTGTTGAACTTGCAAGAGATGCAATTGTTCCTAATATTCAAAACTTTGCTCTTGTTGAACCTGTTTACTCTGAGTTCAATAATACTGAAGTACTATTCAGACAAAAACGACTAACTTCTTCTGAGAACATTCTAACTTCTGTTGTACAGAGACTTGATGATATTTCTAGTCAGTTTGATGGTCAAAAGATTTCCTTCCCTCTAACTGTTGATGGTAACAACGTTGTTGCGAATGCTAACCAGTTGATGATTGTTCTTAATGGTGTTGTTCAAACTCCAGGAACTGCATTTGAGATTCAAGGTGATTCAGTTGTCTTTGCAGAACCACCTCAACCTCCTGCAAGTGTTAAGTATGTAAACGTTTCTATCAATCAGATTGCAACTGTTGCTCTAACATTCAATAATATCAGTGGTATTTTCCCAACTGCAGGTATGACCGTAGTTGGCACATCGTCTCAGGCAAGATTGACTGTTACCACTGTTGTTGGTAATACTATCAATGGTTTCATCACTCAAGGAACATACACTATCGGTGAACTAGTAACTGTTGGTGCAACTGGTTTTGCTGCTAACGTTGCTACTGTAACTAGCATTTCTAATATCGGTCTGTTTGTCTTCGGTGAAAACATTACGAACCTTACAGGCGATACTGCAAAAGTTGAACAAATTAACCTCGCCAGCGGTGCAGAAACTCCACTTGCTCAGTTACGATACACCATCGGTGCAGCGACTACAACTATTGAGATGGTTGCATACAAGACAGATAATACTGGTACTGACTATCAAGTCACTGCAGGTGTGTTTGTTGCAGCAACTAACTATCAATTAGGATCTGAAATCTTCAGAGTAGATTCTGTTACTCAAAATACTGACTCAACAACTCTTGTTATAACCAGAGGTCAGAACGGAACTACACCAGTTTCTCATCAAGAAGATGCTCCTAGTTACAGTACTGACATTTCTATTACTAATGCACTTACATTAAGTAAGATTGCAGGTACTTATCAATCAACACCTGGATTATTCGATATTCAGTTAAATGATGTTATTATTGGTGCACAGTCTGGTGTTGTTGCTCGTGTTACCCAAACTTCAACCTACCAAGATCCTACAACTCAAGAGTTTATTGGTCAGGTTAACATTTCCGAAGGTTCTTCCTTCTTTGGATTACTATTCAACAGAATCACTTCTCAGACATATCCGAACGTCGTTCTTGATGATATCTCCAAGTCTCAGATTGGTATTGTTGATTTCACTGACAACAGTACTGCATTCGATAGTAGTTTCCCTGCTAATGAGCAAATAAACAACTATGTCATTCCTTATGATAACTTAACTGGTACATTCCAAGAGAATGAGTATATTCGTAACTATAAGATTGAATATGGTAATAACCAAGGTGAATTCCTTCCTACAGAATCTGCTAAGATCAGAAAACTTACTTTCACTGACAGAATCGGTTCTGGATTCTTCCAAGCAGGTCAAATTATTAGATCTAGAGATACTAAGGCAGAAGTTATTGGTGCAAACTCTGCACGTTCTACTATCTTCCTCGGTAAGGTTGGTAGATCACAGCGTGGTGGTTTAGATTATAATATTCCAACTTGGGAAGGTGAAGCACAGATTGATACTTCAACTAAGAAGTTTGGTACTGCATCTCTTCTTTTAGGTAGAGCAAATCATACTCACACATTTGTAAGTGGCGTTGCTAATGCCATCCAAGCATCAAACGGTGCTACTTCTACACATACTGCTGTAGCGGGTACGACTTATGATCCTGAGGCAGGAACATTAGTCATCAATATTGGAACCCATAGTTTGACTACAAGTAATAAAGTTACTATTGCTGACGGTGGTTTAACCTTTACTTGTACTGCTGATAGCAATACAACAAATCATCCATATCCAAGATCAACTGATCCTGCGTCTGGACAAGCATTAACAATCTCTGCGGTAACTTCAAATACGATTACTGTAGATGTTGGTGTTGCACAAGTTTCTTTAGATTACTTAAGTGTTGATTCTAGCAGTGATTTTGCATGGGGAACTGCAGGATATACTATTGAACTTTATATCAAGGCAGCAGCATCCTCTATCAGTGGTATTCATTCTATCCTTGACTTTAGAACAGCATCCACTGATGCTGCAGGTCATCTCTACTTAAATGCAGGACAAGTTCGTTATAACGTAAGTAACTCTGATGTTGTAACTTCTGGTGCAACTACGATTGCTCAAGATACTTGGACTCATATCGTTGTTCAAAGAACTTCTACTACTGTTAAGATCTTCATCAATGGTGCTGAAGCAGGAACTGGAACTGATAGCACTAACTATGCTGCCAAACCATTTGTTCTTGGTGCATCTTATGCCCTTGGAAATGCATTCTATGGTCATATCGACGAACTTAGATTGAGTGCTACTACTCGCTATTCTACTATTCCGTTTACTCCTGTAAATGGTATTTTCCAAGGTGATACTAATACTAAGATTCTATGGCACTTTGATGGTGCTGATAAGCAAGTATTCTTAGAAGACTGGTCTGGTACTCAAGATTTCACTATCAACGAATACATTAATAACGATGCAATCCGTGCAACTGCTAGATTGATCGGTGGTGTTCATAAATTTGTTTCTGCATCGAGTAATGCAGTATCTGTAACTGGATCAAGTAGTTTCACTCCAACTGCAGTTGATTATGATGCAATTACAGGTTCGATGGAAATTAATATCGGATCTCATAGTTATACAACATCTGATACTATCACGATTGCTGCAAACTCTTTAACCTTCACTTGCTCGAAAGATAATCATGCTACTCAGCATACTTATCCTCGTCTGACTGATCCTTCTTACGGTGCAACCCTTGCTATCACTGCAGTTACAGGAACTACAATTACTGTCAACGTTGGTGTTGCGAGCAGAGGATTCAATAAAAAGACACACAGATATATCAATGCTGCTGATAACCTCATCTTAAATAAAGACTTCATTGCTCAAGAAGCAGTGTATATCATGAAGGAACGTTATCCTTACTTCACTGTTCTTGGTGGAGAAGTTAACTGTGAAGATGATGTTAAAGACATTGTAAGTGCAATGATTGAAGACTTTAGAAATGGATCTAACAGTCACATTTGGGATGCTGCTGCACTTTATGTTAATAGAACTACAAACCCAATCACTCTTCTACATGTTTCCGATGATCTAGTAGAATCTCTGTATGTATTGGAGACTGTTGGTAAACTACTTAAGTATGTTATCACTAACACTCCATGGGATGTTCAAGGTGATCATGGTTTCACTCAGAAGTTTGATTCTACAATTACTGAGTCTGACTACCTTTCACAATCAGTAACTCAGTTTACTGCAACAGGGGCAACATATAATCCTGCTACTGGTGACATGGTTATCACCTCTAGTGGTCACAACTTAGTAAGTGATACTACTATCACAGCATCCAATGCAACTTATAATGCTACAACTGGTATATTGGTCATCACTTCTAATGGTCATAACTTAGAAAATGGTGATAGTATTCAACTTGCTGATAATTCATTGACATTCACATGTACAATGGATGGCAATTCTACAAACCATACCTATCCAAGACCTAACGATCCTGCTGCTTTAGGTTGGTTAGAAGTTCAGAATAAGACTACAAATACTTTTGAACTAAATGTAGGTAAGTCACCTACTGTTAACTATCAACCAACAGGTGCAACTTACGATCCTTCAACTGGTATCGCTGTTCTAACACTTCCTAATAATAACTTGGAAGTTGGTCAGTCAATTAAGATTACACAAGATTCATTGACCTTCTCTAGAGCAACTGGTGGAAATGGAACTCTTCCTGCTTCTGATAAGATTGTTTCTATCACACAAAATGGTGTAACATCAACTGCTACAGGAGCATCTTATGATCCTGCAACTGGTGTTTTACAAATCACTCAGAATGCTCATGGATTTGTTGTAGGAGATAAGATCAGAATTGCTGATAATTCACTCTCATTCACCTGCACTAAAGATGGTAATCATGAGACTAAGACTTATCCTCGTTCCACTGATCCTTTCTCTGGAAGATTCTTAAGAATCTCTGCTAAGACAGACAATACATTTACAGTTAATGTTGGTCCTTCTGCTGCTGCAGATCAATATGCTCATACTTTCGTATCTGCATCTGCAAATGGAATCATTAAGAAGAACAATACTATCACGGTTGACATTGGAACTGATTCCAATACAAGCACACATACATTTGCAAGTGCAACCTCCAGTGCAGTCGTTTCTGGTGGTAACTACACTCACACCTTCGTATCTGCAACTTCAAATGGTATAACTAAAGCAGGTGACGCAGTATTCCTTGCTGACGGTGCTATATCCTTTACTTGTTCCAAAGATGGAAACCAAAAAATTACCGCATACCCAAGATCTACTGATCCTGCTTCTAAGCAAGTCCTCAAGATCTCTGCCCACACCACGAATACGTTTACTATCAACGTTGGCGCATCAAGTGCTGATGATCAATACACTCACACCTTCTCAAGTGCAGTAAGTAATGCTATTACTAAATCTGAGTACAGTCTTACTGATTGTGCTGATGTTATCACTACTGCTGATAATCTACTTGATATCGTCACTGACACCCTAACATATGCTTCTGCTGCATCACCTGTTGATTATCTTGCAACTGTAACTAAATCTCTACCTGCATATGAATTTGTTGGTGGTACAGTCAATTCCTTCTCAGAGGTTCCATTTGTTGTTGATTATCATAATGGTACAACAGATCAAATCTACACTAATCAGATTGATGAAGATGCTCGTGGTAGATTCCGTGATGCTGCTAACTTAATTAGAGCAAATAGAAAAGTTATTGTTGATAAAGCAGCATATGATATGCTCACAAGATATCCTGATCTTGCACTTTCTATGCCTAGAAATGCTAACGGTACATCTACTGATGGTACGTTGCGTTGTAAGACTGACCTTGGATTAATCTTGGATGGACTTGCTGATGATGTCTATGACGGTGGTAACTTAGAAACTATCACTGCTGCTAAGTTCTATATTGGAAATAGTGGTGAGTTGCAATATATTAGGTTGCAAGTTTGGCAATCTGTTTATGCACATGAAAGACTTGGATTCTATGCCAAGCAAGCAGTTACTGGTGATCTAACTTATGACAACACTGACGGTATTATCGTTGGTGACTGGGGTATTACTAATGACGCAGGTGGATGTGCAAACGTCAAGACTGCTATTGACAACCTCGTAACTACAATCAATGATATTATCGCTCCTACTGGTGCTGATTTTGAGGTTGCTGCTGATAGACTTTACTTCAATAGAAACTTTATTGCAGAAGAAATTACTGGTCTCATCACTACTGAGTTTACATATCTTCTGAACAATGTTCAGTATCAAGCATTCACATATCCTAACGGTGCTCTTGGTGAAGCAAAATGTCAGAGAGACTTGAAACTCATCATTGAAAGTGCAATTTCTGACTTACAGACTGGTGGAAACAACTCTACTATCGATGCTATCAGTAAGTATCTAACTGCTGCTTTAACTCTTAATATCGTTGATGGAGTTGAGCAAGAGTTACTTGCAACTGTATATGGTATTCAGCAACTTTCTTCACTTGGTGAGAAAGCAATTGATAACTTACTCTACGCAAATGGTGAAGATACAGGTGGCACAGCAGGTGCATACAGTGCATTACATACTGATGATGCTGCAGTTCGTGATTCATTATCACTAAGTTCTGCGATAACTGTTAAGAATAGATGGAAAGAACTTATTGAACTTGCTATTAATATTCTTGCACCCGCTAGACAGATTGGTAGAAGTGCTGCAAAACATGTCCTTTACAACCGTAACTACTTCTTACAAGAGATTCAAACACAAACTCTTGCTCAGTTTGGTACAGGTTCATGGGTTTATGATGATTTCGTCAACACTACTGTTAATGATATCGTTCATGATCTTGTTACAACTGACACTAAGAAGAAAACAACTGCATATAATATTACAATTCAGAGTGTAAGTTCAACAGCATTCCAAGTCGGTGAAGTTGTAAGATCTAACGTTGGCGGTTATGCAACTGTCCTTGAATATGATTCTGACACTAACTTCTTCGTTGTTGGTCCTTTTACAGGCACTGCATGGGTTGCAACTAATACACTGACAGGTAAGACATCAGGTGCAACTGCTACTATCTCTAGTGGTGGAGTTGGTAGTGCTTATGACTGGTACACTGAAGTTGCTAACGTTAGAACTCTTGCAAGCGCAAGACTTATTACTTCTAATATCTCTGGTCAGATTGCAGGTACAAACCTCTGGACTAACCCTGAGGCATATGGAATCAACTGGACTCCTACAACTAATGTAACTATCACTGATAACGCAGGTCTTGCTCCAGATGATACTCAAACTGCAGAAGACGTTACTCCTAATAATGGTCAAAATGGACAGCATGAAATTAACAGAGATTATAACTTAACAGCATTTGAAACCTTTGACTCTGGCACAGTTACTTTCGATACTACTAACGAATCGTTTGATACTGGTTCTCCTGGAACTTCTGCAACACAGCAGTTTACTTTCTCTGGATTTGCTAAAGCATCTGGTTCACAATCGATTAGATTCCAACTACAACTTGATCCAGGTGGTGCAGGTGAACAGAACGCATTCTTCGATCTCAACCTTTCAAACGGTACAACTGGAACAGTATTTACTCCTCAGGGTGGTATTACTGCCGATGCATTCGGTGCTATTCCTCTTGGAAATGGTTGGTACAGATGTTACATCACATGTACATTCTCCTTCGGTTTCAATACTCTAAGATCTAAGTTTATCATTAAGAGTGGTGCAGGTGCTACTGTTTGGACTGGTGATGGTTCTACTGGTATTCTTGTTTGGGGTGCAAAACTTACTAAGGGTGCACTTGATCCTTATCAAGCACAAAGTGGTAAAACATTCTTCTCTGATACTGAGTTTAATACTAAAAACTACATTCTTGAATTGCTACAGCAATACATGATTGCTACTCTTGATAATAGTTTGACATCTCCTTCTACTGCTGCAGGATTCTACTCCTTCTACAGTTCTACTGATGCTGCAAACTATACTAAGGCATCTGTTTCTGCGATGCTCAGAACTAACCTTAGAATCATCACTAATCAGTTAAGTAACGATACTTCTTATATCGGTATTACAACTTATAATGGAATCTCTATTCCTACAAAAGCATACGGAAATGCAGTTGTTCCTGTTGGTGTCAACGGTGGACTTAATCCTGCTGACTTTGTATACGGTTTACTCAGCAACGCATATTGTGAAGTTGAATCTGTCACTCTCAATGAGGGTCTAGTCGCACAGGTCTACTCTAGATTTAGAATTGATGGTGATATCACTGATGGTCCTTTCACTATGAATGAAGTTGTTGCCAAGCAAGGTGCACCTTCGATCACGGGTGTTGTTTACGGGTTCCATGAGGATGCTAACTTCAAGTATCTTGATGTTAAGATTACAGCAGGTCCTTGGGCAATTACAGATAACGTTGTTGGTGCAACTAACTCCACTACTGCTCAGATTAGTGCTCTTGAAACTCGTGTTCATATCATTAATCTGAAGGGTGATTTTGTTGCTGACATTCCATTCAAAGGTTATACCTCTGGTGCTACTGCACAACCTACTTCATTCTTGAAGACAGAAGCAGCAATCACTGATAATACTGGTGGTAAGTTGACTGTCGATACTGCATCTCTCTTAGGTAACTTTGAGACAACTGCAGTTGTTTATCCTTCATCTTCCAGACAGTATATTACGGTTTCTAAGTACGCAGGTCTGGACATCGGTGTTGGTGACAGAATCGCATCTGTCGGATACAAGAGATTTGGTATTAATATTATCAGTGGACTTAATAACTTCACTGTTGGTAACAGACTTTATAAGGTTGTATCTGGTGTTCAAGATTCTGCCACATACGGTATCATTACTGATGTAGACATTGCAAATAACTACGTCTACATGGTTGAGTATCAAGGAACATTTACTCAGGGTGATCAGATTGGTGATTACGGGTTAGCAGCAACATTCCCCGTGGGATATGCTTCTATCGCAACTATCGTTACAACTGCAGGTGCAGGTGCTGCTCTTGTACAGGATGTACGTCCAGACGGTGTTAATAAGCGTCTGTATCTAAGTGACGTTGCAGGAACATTCGGTGTTAGAGATGCTATCAAGGGACCTGATTCATATGGTTCTGTCATCGTCACTCAAGTTGATCTTAAGGCAAGAGTCAAGAGATCCTTCAAGGGATTTGATGGTACACAGACTACATTCAATCTGTCACAGAACAATGGCACCTCATACCTCCCAGATCCTGCAGGACACCTCCTAATCTTCGTTAATGGTATCTTACAACCACCAGGTGCTACTAACGCATACACAGCGTTCTCTAACCAGATTCAGTTTACTGAAGCACCTGATCTTGGAGCATCCTTCACTGGATTCTACATTGGTAAACTTAGACAGTTGGATGACATCTCATTCGAGTTTGACTCATTGAGACAGTCCTTCAACCTTAAGCGTAATGACGTGTTCTACTCATTGACACTGACTGATGGTGTTCAGTCTAGTGTGATCAGACCTGAGAACAACATCATCTGTTCGCTCAACGGTGTGATCCAAGAACCTGGAGTTGGTTTTGAGATTGTTGGTTCTAGAATCATCTTCTCTGAGATTCCTAGATTCGGATCTACTTTCGTCGCATTCTCTTATGTTGGTTCTGAAGCAGACGTTGACGCTGCTGAGGTTGTACCTCCAATCGAACCTGGTGACTTTATTGACATTCAAGGTGAGACTTCAGACAGAGAAGTTGCTGTTATTGAATCTTCTAACTCTCTAATCACATTTGATTATCTTGGATCTGTATTCGGTCAGAACGCATCTGCAACTGCGGTCTTGACATCTGGATTCATTGACACAGTTCAAGTCACTGGTGGAGGTTCTGGATATACTTCTAGACCTACCGTAAGAATCGACTCCATCTCTGGATTCGATGGAAACATTCGTGCCTTGGTTGGTGTTGCAGGTGTTGAACTCAGTGCAACTGGTTCTGGATATCAAAATCCAGGCATCAGCGTTGACACTGTTGTTCCTGATGATTATGTTGCTCCTGACCTTTCAACTTACGGTGAAGAGTTAGTAGACCCCGAAACCCCATAAATAACTAAAAATCGTAGCGAGTAATGGCTAAGCAAACTCTTGGTCTTGGCACATCGGCAAATGACAACACAGGGGATACCCTGCGAGTTGGTGGCGATAAAGTCAATGACAACTTCAATGAAATCTATGCAGCGTTAGGTAATGGTACGACACTTACTGTCGATACCACTAACCCTGCTGTAGGGCAAGTATTAAGGTATAACGGTGCCACATTTTTGCCATCGGATTACACCAACCTGACTGCAGCGTTGGATGTAAATGGTAATAGTATCATTTCATCTTCAAACGGTAATATCCCACTCGCTACGAACGGAACTGGCGATATTACTCTTGCTGCAGGTGGTGTTACTTCTACTTTCGATGGTGCGACTGGTGGTGTAGATATTCCAACTACGATTTCTTATAAGAACGAATATAACGCATTAGGTTCTGCCCCTGCTGCAGCAACTTATACTGGTTATTATTTCACGGTTAATGGTGATGATAATCCATATGTAAATATTAATATTACTGCAGGTGGTGTTGGAGATACAAGAGCAAAGTTACTTACTGAGTATTCTAGTGTTAACATGCTATCTGATGTTGATACAACTACAACTCCTCCTAGTAATGATCAAGTTTTAAAGTGGAATACTTCTACTTCTAAATGGTTACCTGCTGATGATGCTGCAGGTATCGGTAGTATTAACGTATTCGCTTCTGTTGCAGGTGATACAGGATCAACAACAGCAAATAGTCAAACAGATACATTAACTATTGCAGGTGGTAGTAACATTACTACTGCAGTCGTTGGAGACACTGTAACAGTGAACTTCTCTGGAACTTTAACAACAACACTTGCTGCTCTGACTGATACTAACACATCAGGTCTAACTCAAGGTGATATGCTGTATTGGTCTGGATCTGAATGGATTCCAACTCCTACATCTGGTCCTATCATTTGGTATGAGGTAGGTGCACCTGTAGAGAACTCAAGTAGTGACTTCCTAATCAACGGACCTGGACTTCCTGCAGGAGAAAACCGTGACCCAACGTTATATCTGCATAGAGGATTTACTTATGCATTTGATAATACCGTTGAAGGTGGAGGACACCCATTTAGGATTCAATCCACACAGGGTTTATCAGGAACACCATATACAACAGGACAGACTGGTAGTATCACTGCAGTATTATATTGGACTATTCCTTTTGATGCTCCATCAACTCTTTATTATCAGTGTACACTCCATGCTGCAATGCAAGGAACCATTAACATCGTATCATAATAAATGGCAAGAACTGTCCCAGGAACAGGTGCATCGATCGAACCTATCTTTGATGAGGTGTTCGGTGTTCGTGCTGTAAAAGTTTTAAACGGAGGATCAGGTTATGATCCTGCGGATCCCCCTCGCCTAACAATTACAGGTTGTGGTACACCAACTGTAGCAGCATTATTATATCCGATCATCGGTTCTGGTGGACAAATTGTTCATGTAAGAGTTTTAGAAAGAGGAAGTGGATATGATCCTTTACGTTTGCAGATCATTCCAGAACAAGAAACACCAAACGTAGTAAATTCATTTGATTTCAATAGAATATGGCAACGTCATCCTAACTCATTAACACAAGGAACTTTTGCATTATCTGGTACTGCAAAAACTGATAGATTAACTATCGTATCAGATAATCATCCAAAACCTTCACAGGTTTATGTAAATGAAAGACAACCTGGAGGTTCTACTGATGTTGTAGATAGAAACTTCAATCAAGAGTTTGTATTTCGTGGCGGTAAAGACGTTCCAAATCCAGGAACTAGAGAATTTCAAGAAAATAAAGCAGTTGGTATATTAGCAAATGGTGGTCTATTACATACTGCTGATTGGGGCGTGGCAGGTAATGCATTTACAAACTTCCCCATTGATGTAATTAAATATGATTATGTAAAAAATACTACTGCATATGATACTATCAATGATAGTGGAGTTCATTATTATCATACCAGTAAAACTATAGATGAGTTTAAAATTGGAAAAGGTGTATTTGAATGGGGTTTATTAAGAGTATTCATTTGGAATGTTAAGGTAGAATTTGATAATGTAATGCTACCTGTAGATCAGATTGATGAGACTCTTGGTGCTATTGAAGTTGGTAGAATTGTTGATGATATTGCGGGAACTGGGCGTGGGGAGATTGCAAAGATTGTTAGAAATAGTCTAGGAGTTATAACAAGAATTTATCTAAGACTTCTTACTGGTGATAGTTTTGCTAATGGTGATCTTTGCCTAGGTTCTAACGGGTTTAAGTTTAGAGTATCTGCAGATCCTATTACTTTCACCAATGGTCTGTTTTATATCGACTTTGGTACTCATGCAAATGAGTTTGGTGCTTTTACATCAGGTCAGTACTATCTTGCTCCAGAAGATATTAAAGTTCACCAGAATAATCTTATTATATGGAATCAGTCAGATAGTTCAAATAGTCAAGGTAATGCACCACATCCTATGCAGTTCTCTACAACTGCAGATGGAACTTTAAATGGTGGTACATTATATTACACAAGCACAGGATCATCAGGAAACGTTGTTGCAGATTACGAAAATAGCTTGCAACCATGGTTCATCATGAATGGTGATGAGACGCAGAAAATATATTACTATTGTGCTAATCACAGATATATGTCTGGGTATGCAGGTGACGAAGGTTATATTCAACTTGATACTGCAACACAAACTGGAACAGCAGGAGTTACCCCTAACACATATTATATCAACGGTTATTACGGAAGTGGAGCAACGTTAGATTATTCAAGATATGCAGATGGTCACTCTAGAATCCTTGGTATGTCCTTTGATGGATACCCGATCTATGGACCATGGGGATACAATTCTTCTGGTGCAGTAGCAAGGGAAACTTCTAGTTTCCGTTTAAGGACTACAGCAGAAATTCAAGGTGCTAGACCTATTGTAAACACTGCAAGCACTGTGACTTATGCAGTTACTGTTGCTAACGGTGAGTTTGCATTTGATGGATCATCGCCAGAATTTCTGAATCTGTATAGAGGAAAAACTTACATTTTTAATCAAGATGACTCGACAAATGACGACTCAAACCATGTCCTATTCTCTACTCAGACGGATGGTTGGCACAGTAGCAATCCTGCTGTTATTGGTGATACTTCAGTTCTCTATTCTGGCAATGGTATCTCGTACTGGATTGATGGAGCGAGCGTTACATACGCACAATACCTCAGTGGTTTCAACCTTGCTACTACTAGAGAGATACGATTTACAGTTCCAGTAGATGCACCTACAGTACTATACTTATTTGGTTACCTCAGACCTGGATATGGAGTCAGACTAGTTAACGATGGTTATATTTTAGGAGATCTTACATCAGATTATATTTACGATTCTACTGTAGGAACCTTAGATGCATATAATGGTAAGTTTGGTGTAACGCCAGAGTATCCTAACGGAACTTATGCTTACTTCATGACTGAGGATGGTAGTGGTAATCCTGTGTATCCATATGCTATCGGTCCACAGTATTATGGTGCTCCTATATTTGAAGGTGATACTGTTCCTGCACAACCATCAACATTCCCATCACTAGCAACAGGTGATGTTGTACTTGCAAGTAACGGTTCTGTTGCTTATGTCAAGATGACTAGAAAAGGTGATAACTTCTTTGGTCCTGCTAAAGCAAAAATTCTTGGTGGTGAAGGATCTGGTGCAGTAGGTACTCCTACTGTTCAAACTGTTACTGGTCTATCTCTGCTCAATCAAGGTAGAAGTTATGCATCTCCTCCAACGCTCATCTTTGAAGGTGGTGGTGGACAAGGTGCACAAGGTGCTGCTGCGATTGATACCTTAGGTAAAGTTACAGGTGTCAATATTGTTGATCCAGGTGAGTTCTATCAAGAAGAACCTTATGTTCTCATTTCTGGTGGTGGAGGTATTGGTGCAAAAGCAGAGGCAAATATATCACAGGGTGTTATTACAGGTATTAATATTACCGACCCAGGTGAAGGATATACTTCTGTACCAAATGTTATCTTCACTAAACTTGTAAATCTTAAGCGTAAGACTAGAGCAAGACAAGCATTTAACTCTAGTGCAATTTACCTTACTGGTCTTGTCAAAGATGTTAGTGCAAATGATACAAGCATATTTGTTGACTCAACAGATGCATATCCTGGATCTGGTCAAATCATTGTCAACAAAGAGACTATTGCATATACTAGTAAAACTGCAGGTAAATTTACTGGTCTAACTCGTGGTGTAAACTTCAACTATGATCAGAGAGTCGTATTAGATACTATTCAAAACTTACCTGATGGAACTTCTAACTATAAGTTCAACGTTGGTGACAGAGTTATACGTCGTGTTGAGAATGCTAATAATAAAATTGCAAAAGTATATGATTTCGACGCTGCTACTAGAGAACTTCTAGTTACATTTGAAGTTGATGAACTAGCATTTATTGATGGTGGTAGACCTTCGACTGAAGATGCTATTGTACAGTTTGATGCAGGTGTTGCAGCATCTTCTGGTGCAGGTATTTTACCACACGTCGTTATTGATTCAGTAGGAAATAGTATTCCTACACTTACAATTCCTCTCGGATCATTAACTGATAAAGACTTTGAAGATGATGATGAGAATGCAGGAGCAGGTGACGGTATTCCTGACTTGGTGAATACTTCTACTGACTATGCTAGTCAAATTAATCTTGATGGTGGTATATTCAGTTCACTTTATGGTATTGAGGAGACTCAAGGTGGTACTAACACAACTCTATTCCAAGTTGGTGACAGTATTAAGGATGCTGATATTCCATTCAAGTACGCAACTGTCGTTGAGGCAGGTGGACTTGCTGACGGTGTAGCACACCCTTCTATCCTAAATATCACATTAGATGTTGCAAGTGGTAATGCACAAAACTTCCAGACTAATGAAGTTGTAACTGGTGCTATTTCTGGCGTTAGAGCAACTGTTGTTTCTTGGAATTCTACAAATGGAGTTCTACAAGTTAACAATGTTATACCCTTTAATACTGGAAATGTTAACATCGGTATCGCGGGATTACTCTATGAGTTCTCTCAAAATAGCAGTATAATTGACTTTATTATTGCAAATCCTGGAACTAACTATACTGGAGTCCCAACAATAGCGATCGAGAACACAGGTGATATACAGTCAACTGGTACTGTAGTTATGACGACTGCAGGAGACCAAGTTGCATCTATTACTATTGGTAATGGAGGGTATGGAATCCCTCAAACTGTAGATGGCACCTACAATCTACACCCAACCGTTACATTTACTAATGCAGGCGGTGATAGCACTGGAGCGAACGCTGCTGCACAAGCAGTATTAGGTGGTGAAGTTCTTAATGGTAATGGCGGTGCCTCTTACAGGATTAAGAGCATTGAATATCTTACAACAGTTCGCTCGTAACTACGATAAATAAACAAGAGGACAAATAGTATCCGCAAATGGCAGCCCTATTAACTGATCAGTTTAGAATATTTTCTGCGAAAAAGTTCATCAAGGCACTTGAAGGTCCCGACGCGACTCAAAGTGACGATGTAGCAGGTACAACGAGAGATCGTTTGTATCTGTTTATTGGAAGACCGCAACCCTGGGATAATGAGAACTCACCGCCTCAGGCAGTGGACTCTTTCTCAGAGTTTTCTGGTTCTTATGACGACATGGTATCAATGAAACGTGTCCTCGCTTCAGATACCGTTCAAGTTTGTCGTAGAATCGACTGGGTTTCTCCAGAACAAACTACTGGTGGATTGGGTTTTACTTATGACATGTATCGTCATGACTATTCCCCAAGTAAGACTGCTGCTTCAGGTGCTACTAAACTCTATGATTCTGATTTTTACGTTGTAAACTCTCAGTATCAAGTATACAAATGTATCTACAATGGTACATCACCCTCTGATCCTAATGGCAAACCTTCTACTGTCGAGCCTACTGGGACTAGTACTAGCATCATCACTACTGGCGACGGGTATCGTTGGAAGTATATGTACACTATTCCAGTTGCAAGCGTTCTTAAGTTTTTCTCAAACGACTACATGCCCGTCTTCACTAACGCAGCGGTTCAAACCAATGCAGTCGCAGGTGAAGTCGATACTGTTGTTATCAACGCTGCAGGGTCTGGTTACAACAATGGTACTTACGACAACGTAGCGATCAACGGTGACGGAACTGGTGGTCGTGTCTCAATCGTTGTTGACGGTGGTAAAGTTATCTCTGCTACTGTTACATCTGGTGGTACTGGATACACATTCGGTAAAATCAGTATTGATAATATCACTGGTATCGGTACTGGTACTGGTGGACAGGTTGACGTTATCTTGCCTCCTCCTGGTGGGCACGGTGACACTGCTGTTACTGAAATCGGTGCCTTTAGGGTAATGATTAATGCCAAACTCTCATATGATGAGGGTGCGGGTGACTTCCCTGTTGATAACGACTATCGTCGTATCGGTTTGATTACAAACCCACTTAAATTTGGTACATCTGAACTTATCTCTGACTTGACGATCTCTGCTGCTAAAGCAGTTATCTTCTCTCCTACATTCCAAGGTAACTATGTTCCTGATGAAATTATTACACAAACACGAGTTGTTGGTGGAACCAACGTTACTGCTCGTGGTAGAGTAATTTCTTGGAATCCTACAACTAAACTTCTGAAGTATTATCAGAACGCAGTTGATGGTATCTTCCCAGAAGTTACAGGTACACAGAATGAGTTTGACGGTTCTAACGTTATCAGTGGTGCAACCTCTGGTGCTGCAGGACAACCCGACGTCAACTTCCCTGCTGTTCCAAACTCATCTTCTAGAACTATCAACAATACAGAATATGATCTAGGTATGAAGTTCAACAACGGTTATGCAAAACCCGAAGTTGCTTCAAACACTGGTCAGGTTGTGTACATAGATAATAGGAGATCAATCAGTCGTGCTAACGACCAAGTAGAAGACATCAAAATCGTAATCGAGTTCTAATGGCACAAAACACCAATCTAAACGTCACTCCATACTACGACGATTTCGATAAAGCTAAAAACTTTTATCGAGTGCTATTTCGTCCTGGGTTCCCTATCCAAGCACGAGAACTTACTACCATGCAGAGTATTCTGCAGAATCAGGTAGAGAACGTCGGATCGCATCTATTCAAAGATGGATCGATGGTCATTCCTGGTCAAGTAGGTTATGATCTAAATGTCGAAGCAATTCAGTTACAAGAATCATTCTTGGGTGCTGATGTTGAAAACTATCGTACTCAGTTGAATGGCAAGATCGTCACTGGTCTTACATCTGGGGTAAAAGCAAAAGTATTATTCAGTATTTCTGCTTCAGATTCCACAAAAGGATATATCACACTATACGTTAAGTATATCGAATCTGGTGGCACACAAAATACACAACAAACATTCTCAAATAACGAGCAGTTAATTACTGACACTGAGATCACTTTCGGTACAACTTTGATTGAAGTTGGATCGCCATTTGCTCAGTTGTTACCTACTGCTGCACTACAGAAAGGTTCCGTAGCATATATTCAAGAAGGTGTTTACTTCATCAGAGGATTCTTCGTTGATGTACAATACCAATACTTACTCCTTGATCAGTATGGATCAAACCCCTCCTATCGTATCGGACTTGATATTCAAGAATCCATTATTACTCCAGAGGATGACCTTAGTCTCAATGATAACGCTGCTGGAACAAGTAACTATGCTGCTCCTGGTTCTCATAGATTTAGAGTCTCCACAAGATTAGTTAAGAAACTACTCACAGATGATGCTGATAAGGACTTCCTTGAACTCTTAAGAATCAACAATAGTAAAGTTGAAAAACTTGTTGATAGAAGTGCATATGATGAACTAGAAAGATCCATGGCAACCAGAACTTTTGAAGAGTCTGGTGACTATGTTGTTAAAGATTTTAAAATCACTGCTAGAGAAAACCTCGATGATGGTTTTAACAACGGTGTATATGAAACAGGTTCTACAACTGCTCAGGGTAATACCACTGCAGAAAGAATGTATGCTGTTGAGTTCGGACCTGGAACTGCATATGTTAGAGGATATAGAGTTAAGACTCTATCACCAACCTACGTTGACTTAGATAAACCAAGAGATACTGCAGCATCACAGAATACTATTATCCCATTTGAGATGGGTAATAACATTATTGTGAATAATGTTTATGGTTTCCCTAATTCCACAGGTTCATCTCTTAGCAATGCATATCAAACTATTGAATTAAGAGATACTTTCACTTCAACTCCTGGAAACGGTGCAGGCAATATTATTGGTTTTGCAAGACTTGCTTGCATGGAGCATACCTCTGATGGTGATGACACTACTTTCGGTAATGCTGATGACACTTACAACACTAACATCTTTGATGTTCAGATGTTTAATGTTCTTGAGTTAGCATCTGCTGTAACTATTCAAGCAGGTTCTGTACTGATCGGTGCAACCTCTGGTGCAAGAGCATATCTTGTAGATGGTGTTTCTGCTACAGATCATATCAAATGCTATCAGGTTGAAGGTGCTTTCGCTGTAGGCGAAATGATCGTAGTTGATGGTTTAAACGTTGATACTGTTGAAGTTTCTCATACTTATGCATTCTCTGATACTAGACAGATTGTATCTAGAGATGAAAGTACAAATGCTACTGAGTTTACTGCTGATATTATCTTAGATGATATTCAGGTTGTTCAAGGTACTACATTCACTTATGATGCTACAGGTTCTGCTGAAAAAATCACTGGTCAATCTTCTAACTTTGCGTTAGATCTTAAACCTGGCGACAGAATCTTCTTTAATGGAACTCAGTATGTTGATGTTGATAAGATCAACCCTACCTCATTAACTGGTTCTCAGAATTCTACTATCTTTAACTATCAAGCACAGACAGTTAATGTAACTCCTGGACCTGGTGGTGCTGCTCCTTCTGCAGGAACTTACGCTGCCTTACTCAGACAACGTTCTAGGTTGAACAATGTTCAGAATGCAGATCTCTTAAGTGAGATGCCTAAGAAGTACATCAAGAGTATTTCTGATGAATCAATGATTGTCAGAAGAACTTTCGATGCTCAAACAGTTGCTTCTAACTCTATCTCCATTACTCTTCCTGAGAATGAACAGTTCCAAGCAATCTCCGATACCAATTATACTCTTACTGTACTTGCAGGTACAAACAGCACTCACCCTGTTGGTGATCAAATCACTATCAATACTGTCAGTTCTGGTACTATTGGTTATACCACGTTCACCTCTTCTGATAGAACAACTATTCAGATTGATAACTTAACTAACATTACTTCGATTAAAGTTACTGCAACTATCTCGAAGAACGTTACTCAAAGAAAAACAAAATCTGGTCAGCAGATGTTTGTTCTTAAAACCATTAAGACAATTGAAAATCTTGACAAGCAAAATTATAATCTAACTTATTCAAACCTTTACGGTACTAGAATTCAAGATAGGGATCTTTCTCTTGGTCTTGTAGATGCTTACAGATTACATGCTGTATATGAATCTAACGATGACAATGATCCTGTTCTTCCTTCTGTAACTCTGGTTGAACCAACTTTCTTTGCTACAGGAACTATCGTTACTGGTAGAACTTCTAAAGCAAGAGCAAAGGTAGTTGCATTTAGTTCTGGAACTCTAAAACTAAGTCTTGTTTATGTCAGCGGTCAATTACAGTCAGGTGAAACCATTGATGGTTTTGACAGTAATGGAACTGCTATTAGTGCGATTATTAATGATAGTGTTGGATCTGTTATTGAAGGATCAAAAGTTATCACTGATAATTACTTCTTAGAAGTAGCACAAACTGGTTTCATCTACGATGTTTCTAGAGTTACTCGTAAGAAAGGTGTTGCAACTCCAATCAGAAAACTTCTGATGGTTATTGACTACTATACACATTCTGCAACTGGTGATTACTTCGGTGGTCAATCATATCTTGACACAACATATGGTGATATTCCATTCTTTGAAACTAAGTTCCTCTCAGATTACTTAGACTTTAGACCAGGATGTAAGAATCTTTATAGTGGTACTGGTACAGTTGCATCTCCTGCCTTTGTTAACTGCTCAACATTTGACTTTAAGTCAAGAGTGTTTAATGTATCTGGATCTCCGAATGCTACTATCTTCGACGTTCCTAAAATTAACAGCGACTTCCGTGCAGACTTTGACTGGTATCTACCTAGAATTGATAAAGCATTCTTAACACCTGCAGGTGAGTTCCAAGTTATTAAAGGTAAGTCTTCTGAGTTACCTCAAGAACCTGATGATCTGAAAGATGGTATGCTATTGGCAACCATGTCTCATAAACCATATGGTTTTGATCCTGAGTCTGACATTGTTATCACTAGATCGGATAACAGACGTTATACCATGCGTGACATCGGTGGTATTGAACGTAGATTAGATCAAGTTGAATATTATACTTCACTCAACATGCTTGAGTCTGATACTTTCAACACTAAGATTATTGACTCTGATGGTAAAGATAGACTTAAGAATGGATTTATTGTAGACGATTTCTCAGATCACAGTAAGTCTGAAACTTCTCATGAAGATTTCAATGCTGCATTGGATTTTGCAGGTGGTCAGTGCCATCCTTCACACTATACAACTAACATTCCTTTACAGGTTAATACAACCTTATCTCAAAACTATCAGCAGACTGGACCGATTATCACTCGACCATATAGTGAGTTGACAATCATCAATCAACCATATGCTTCTAGAGTTGAGAACATCAACCCATTCAACGTATTCACTTACATTGGACGTATTGATTTAACTCCTGCATCTGATGACTGGTTAGATACACAAAGATTACCTCAAAGAGTTACACAGATTGAAGGTGATTTTGAATCTGTATCATCTGAAATGAGAGTTGACCAAAATGGTTTTGCTCCTATTCAGTGGAACGCATGGAGAGATCAGTGGACTACAAATAGAACTATCGGATCTAGAGTTACCAGAAACTCCTTCTGGTTAGAGATGGACCGTGGTAGATCACCAAATGCAGGTGTATGGGGTGGTCGTGGTATGAGACGTGTTAACAGAACGACATCTTTCCTTGCCACTACTAGACAGACTAGATCTGGTATTAGATCCAGAGTTATTCCTAGAATTGACAGACAATCTCTTGGTGATAGCGTTATTTCTTCTACTTCTATTCCTTGGATTAGATCCAGAAACGTTAAGGTTAACGTTGAAAGACTGAAACCCAGAACTCGTTTCTATTCATTCTTCGATGGTAAGAAGGTATCTGATTACTTCACTCCTAAGTTGATTGAACTTATTAAGAACCCTTCTACTGATGCTCGTACAAACTCTACACCTTTCATTCCTGGTGAGACTGTAAGAGGACAAAGTAGTGGTTGTGTTTTAAAAGTTGCAAACCCTGATGATCTATATGTAAACAACCCATATGATGATACTGCAATGGCAACATCATATGCTTCTACTACTGCATACTTGAACATTGATACTGATGCACTAGCATCTAACGCTGTCGGTGAGTTCTATGGTAATGTGCAAGTTGGTGAAGTATTAGTTGCTAACTCTGGTGCTAGAGCAATTGTTAAAGATCGTCGTCTTGTTTCAGACCGTTTTGGTAAGTTCCAAGCATCATTCTTTATTCCACCTCCATCTGTAGATACTAATCCACGTTGGGCAACTGGTACAAGATCTATTAGACTTTCTACTTCTGATTCTGATTCACGTCTTGCAGGTGCAGTTGCATCTTCTGCTGAAGCAGAATACGAAGCAAGTGGTACATTGAACAGAGTTCGTGAGAACGTTCTTGCTGTTAGAAATGCTGAAGTTGTTCGTGACACTGTTAACCAGACTAGAAACTTCAATACAATCAGAACTGAGACTAGACAGATTGGTTGGTATGACCCTCTTGCTCAGTCATTTATTTCTGATGAAGAAGGTGGTGTGTTTATTACATCTGTCGAAGTATACTTCTTTAAGAAAGACACAAATATTCCTGTATCCATGCAGATTAGAACCATGGAAAATGGATACCCTACCACAAGTATCCTACCTTTCTCTGACGTAACCTTAGAACCAAGCGTTGTTCAGTTATCTGAAACTGCTGCTGTTGCAACTAAGTTTACCTTTAAGGCACCTGTCTATATTCCACAGTCGATCGAACATTGTTTCGTTCTTCTTTCTGACTCTAACGAGTATCAGATCTGGATCTCTAGAATGGGTGAGATTGATATTACTGGTGACAGAACTATTTCTGAGCAACCATATGCAGGTGTGCTGTTCAAATCACAGAACGCATCTACATGGACTGCTGACCAGTATGAAGACTTGAAGTTCAAAGTTAATAGAGCAGAGTTTGATACTACTTCATTATCTACTGTTACTCTTAATAATGCTCCTCTTGATATTGGTAACGGTGGTAAGTTAAGGTTACAACCAGATCCAATCCAGACATTCATTCCTGAGATTGATCTTGTTCTTAACTCTACTTCACTTCCATATACTATTGGTGCTAGAATTTATCAGAAGACTACACTTGCTGAAGGTACTATTGCCAAGAGAACTGTAACATCTGGTGGTGTTGTCTTGACAATCAAAGACATCACAGGAACGTTTGCTGCAGGATCTAACACTGGTGGTGTTATTTCAAACAGAATCGTATCTTCTAAGACAACAGCAACTCTCATAGTTACTGGTGCATCTGGTGACTTTACTGTCGGTGAGACAATTACAGGTAACTCTGCTACTGCTCCTACTGCTGAAGTTGTAACTTGGACTGCAAATACAAACACTCTTGAACTGAAGTTTATTTCCACAGACTTTATTACTTCACCTGCTGAAACTATCACTGGTGGAACATCTACTGTTACTGCAACTGTTTCATCCGTAACTTATTCTGGTGACTCTGTTGAAGCATCAGCAATTAGTGACGCTTATCCTACTGCAACTCCAACGTACTCTACTTCCCAAAGAAAAGTTCGTATTGCACATAGCAATCACTGCATGTATTCTGCATCAAATAACGTTATCATTACTGATGTCAAATCAGAAGTGTCTCCTACTTACTTGACTGCTGCTATCTCAGCAACTGATACATCTCTGAATGTTAATGATGCTTCTGCATTCCATACAGTCATTAATGGTGCAACTGTTGGTAGTACTAATAAAGGATATGTAAGAATCATTAGTAATGCAGGAACTGAGGTTGTTTCATACACTGGTATCTCAAGTGACTTCCAAACAATCACTGTAAGTGAAAGAGGACTTGATGGTACAACTGCAGTATCTCACGTTGATGAGTCTGTAGTTGAGTGTTACAACCTTGACGGTATTCCTCTGATTGAAATCAACAAGACTCATCAAGGTATTCTTAATCCAACTCTCGATACTTACGAGATCTCCACAAGTTCTATTGCTAGACTTGGTATTAGATCTGGTGGTCCACTTGCGATTGCTACACAGAACGTTCAGTATGATATCTTGGTTCCACAAGTTGAGAGAATGTTATTACCTGAAACAGGAATTACTGCAAGAATTAATGGCATTAGTGGTACATCTATCAATGATGGTACTACTAGATTGCAAGAATCGTTCTCAAATGATGGCGTATTCTCTGATATTATCTTGAGTGAGGATAATACATTAGGTTCTCCTCAACTTATCTGTTCTGCAATCAATGAATCTAGTGAACTTGCAGGTGCTAAGTCATTCAGATTGGATCTGACAATGACTAGTACTAAGTCAAATGTATCGCCTTTAATTGATACAGACAGAATGTCAATGACTACTGTTATGAACAGGATTAATAGTCCTGCTAATCCTAACACTGCTAAGTTAAGTGTTGGTGATTCACATGATGCAGTATACATTACTCGTGCTGCTGACCTTGTTAATCCATCAGGTGCAATCAAGGTTCTGTTCACAGGTTATCGCCCTGCAAACACTTTCATAAAGGTGCTATATAGAGTACGTCCAACTGGTTCTACCGATCACATCACGACATTTGGTTTCGAGTTCTTCCCTGATGCACAGGCACAAATTCCTGCTACTACAGAGAAAACTATCTTTAAAGAGTACGAATACGAAGTGTCTGGTTTAGCATTTGATCAATATCAAATCAAGATTGTGTTCACATCACCGAATCAGTCTTTAACTCCTGTTATCCAAGACTTCCGAGCAATTTCTCTCGCTGTATAATGTATCAACCTGTCAAAGGACATGATAATTGGTTTAGGGATTCCTCATCGGGGTTCTTTAACTGTGCTGATGAAGATACTTACACAAAGTATATGAAGGCACATGCAGCAGAGAAAAGAGCGAAGGATGATTTTAACACTTTACAAAATGAAGTTTCTGAGTTAAAATCGGATATGAGTGAGATTAAATCACTTCTACTAACGTTAGTCCAAAAATCTGATTAAATTATGACCACATCAGCACCTGTTGAAAAGGTTTCTCAAGAGGAGATGCTTAAACAGTTCAAAGAACAATACGCAGGATTTATTAAAGAGAACCAAGAACTCTCTGCAAAAATCAAACAGAATGAAGTCCAAGCACTGAAACTTCAGGGGGCAATCGAGACCCTCGAATACTACAGTGCAGGAGACGAACCTGAAACAATGTCACATCCTCCTGACGAAGAAACGGAAGAATAATGACAGGGGGTTCATAGGAACCCCTTTTTACTAGCATAAATAACTTGGAAGCATAAACCGTATAGAGTTGTCCTAACAAAATGGCAAATAGAATTCAGTTAAGAAGAGGGGGTGCCCAAGAATGGGCAAACTCAAACCCAACCCTTGCTCAAGGTGAACTTGGCATTGAACTCGACACTGGTCGATTTAAGATTGGTGATGGAGTTACTGCGTGGAACACTCTTCGGTACGAACGACCTGTCGAATCGACGTCTAATACTGCAAACACTCTTGTTCAGCGTGATGCTGATGGTAACTTCGCTGCAGGTACGGTAACTGCAACTCTTATTGGTAACTCTTCTACTGCTGCACGTCTTGCTTCAACTAGACAAATCCAAATCTCTGGTGACGTACAAGCATCTGGTGTATTTGACGGTTCACAAAACCTTAACTTAACGTCTGCTATCAGTCTGATTTCCACATTACCACATTATGATGGTACTGACACTGCAACTGGAACTTATACAAAAGTAACTCTTGATGCTAAAGGTAGAGTTACAAATGCTTCAAACCCAACAACTCTTGCAGATTATAACTTAAACGGAACTGTAGAAGGATCTTCTGCTCAACCGTATGACTTAGACCTTGTTGCTGTTGCAGGTCTTACCACTACAGGTTTGATTTCTAGAACTTCTGGTGGTGCAATGTCAACCAGAACTATTACAGGTACAGCAGGTAGAATCTCTATCAACGATGGTGGTGGTATCAATGGGAACCCCACAATCGATATTATTACAACAGCAGTTGTCCCAGGAAATTATAATACTGAATCTTTAACATCTGTCTCAGGTGTGGGATCCAGTTCAGAACCATTCGGTACTCAGACTGTAAACGCTACGAAATTTACAGTTGACGACAGGGGTCGTCTAACCAGTGCTACGAATGTACCAATCGCTACTGCGACAGAGGGAAGTAAGTACGCTAACTATGGTGCAGGTACTACTTACGTTAGGTATGATATTATTCAGAATGCCTCTAAGGTATACCAAGCAATCACTGGTATTGCTGCAGGTTCAGGTGCTCCTACTCATTCTAGTGGTGATTCAGGCGGGTGGAGATATCTCGCTGCCGAGGCGACTGAACAGAAGGGACTTGCGTCCTTTGCACAGGAAGACTTTGACGTCGATGCCAATGGGCACGTTACAATCGCTGCAGTAGGTGTAGATAATAATCAATTACAAAACAATAGAATCGGTTTTGCTGATGGCAACACCGTAGAAAACTTTGAACTCGATCAAGAACTTACAGCAACAACTGGTTACAGAGGATTCAACTATCTAAATTATGTTAAAGTTAATGATACTAGTGGCAACCTACTGTTTGGCGCGAATAATACAGGCGACGGTGGGGCTGGTGAGGTTGATATCAATGTCCGTACCGTTATATCTGATCCTGATATTATTCTTGATGGAGCAACTGCTCAACAAATTGATAAGACTGGGGATGGAAACCTCAATATTGAACTAACTCAGAATACTGCAACTAATAGAAACTTTACTGTTGCTTCTACAAACGCAGGTTCTGGCACAAGCACACTAACATTAACAGCAGAAGATGTTGTTGACATCGATGCATCTGCTGCTACTGGTAAAGTACACGTTGAAGATTCGAGATTCCAAGATAATTATATTGCAACTTCTAATGCTACCATGCACCTGGATCCAGGTGATGATAGAGCAATCACTGGATTAGTCAGAGTTCATGGAGACTTACAAGTAGATGGAACAACTACAACAGTTAATTCAACGGTTACGACAGTTGATGATCCCATCATTACTCTCGGTGGTGACACTGCTCCTGCTAGTGATGACAATAAAGATCGTGGAGTTGAGTTCAGATATTTCGACTCTGAGGCGAGATTGGGATTCTTTGGTTACGATGATTCGTACACAGATCTTGGAGGACACGTCGGAGGATTCTCCTTCCTCCACAACGCCACTAATACCTCAGAGGTCTTTAGCGGGACCGCGAGTGGTATAACTGCAGGTAACTTAAAACTTACAACGAACACAAACTCAACATCTAATACTACTGGAGATTTGGTAGTTGCAGGTGGTGCAGGTATTGGAGACGATGTTAATATTGGTGGATTACTAGATGTTGACGGGACATTCAGGGCAAACAGTACATCTAGATTTGATGATAATATTGTTTTACAAGGTGCTTCTAAGACATTACAACTAAACAATGGATCTGGAACTACTAAGATTGAGTTTCAATCTACAACTGGTAACGGTTCTCTTGCAGGTATCTTAGATGTAACTGGTAACTTCAACGTTAATACTAATAAGTTTAATGTTGTTGCTGCTTCTGGTAACACAACTGTTGCAGGTACACTGGGTGTTACAAACATTGCTACCTTCTCTAATAATATTGATGCAAACGGTGACGTTGCAATCGCAGGAAATATACATTCAGAAAGTACAAATGATATCACCACTGCTAAGAACGCAGGAACTGGTGTATGGGAGATTCAATCAAATGATTATGGTTCATTAAGAGTTGACGGTGGTGCATACGTTGCAGGTTCTGCTCTGATCGATGGTACGTTACACGTTAACGGTCCTCTTGAGATTAAGGATAGTGCGACAGAGACTGAATCTAGATTGAACTGGTTGAGAGTTAGATACAGAGGTCGTTTCGGTGACACTTATCAGGCATCTCCTACCTACGCATCTCATAACTTCTCCACCTTAAAAGCACACGGTGGTGCAGGTATTATGAAATCCCTGTACGTTGGTGCTACTGGATCTAACGAAAGATTCTCTGTTGGTAAACTCAATAGTAATGATACTGAGAAGTTCACTGTTATTGGTGCAACTGGTAATACAACTATTCAAGGTACATTACTTGTTGAAGATAATGTAAACTTCAATGGCACGCTAGACGTTGATGCTGATTTTGCAGTTAGAAACGGAACGACTGATAAGTTCTTTGTTGATAACGTAACTGGTAATACTAATATTGAAGGTACACTGACTGCTGATGGTCACACAGAATTAAATAGCACTCTTAACGTTGATAATAATACAACACTTGGTGGCACACTGACTGTTGCTAACAACACAGAAATCAATGGCACCTTAGATGTAGATGCAAACTTTGCAGTCAGATCAGGTTCAACTGATAAGATGACTGTTGCATCTTCCACAGGTAACATTGCAACTGATGGTACACTAACAGTTCAAGGTGAAACACAGATCATTGACTCTCTAATCATCAATGCATCTAACGAAGAGTTTGCAATTCAGAATGGTTCTGGAGTAGATAAGTTCACAGTTGATACTGATAATGGTAACACTATTATTGCAGGTCAAACAACGATTGGTGGTGCAACTCAAATTAATAATACTGTTGGTATTACTAATGTCACTTCAATTACTAGAAACACTCAGCAAACTCTGACTGGAAGTTATGCTGCTGATGGTGCATTCCGTTTAACTGGTGGTGCAGGTATCGGTAAGAACCTTGCTATCGGTGAAGGATTAAGAGTTTATGGTGGCACAGAATTAACAGGTGCACTTGACCTTAATAGTAGTGCTGATATCTCTGGAGGATTAGTAACTCATGATAACGTAACGGTTACAGCAGATAATAAGTTCTTTAAAGTTCAGAATGGTTCTGGTGTAGACAAGTTTACTGTTGATACAGATAATGGTGATGTAGTTTCTCAAGGTCAACTAACTGTTGCAGGTGATACCGCATTACAATCTGATCTTGTAGTTACTGGAAACTTAACTGTAAATGGAACAACTTCTACTATTAACAGCACTGTCACTACAATCGATGATCCTATCATCACTGTTGGTGGTGACACAGCACCCGCGTCTAACGATGGTAAGGATCGAGGTGTTGAATTTCGTTATTATGATGGTTCTGCTAAACTCGGTTTCTTCGGTTTTGACAGATCCACCTCAGAATTCGCACTCTTAACTAGTGCAAGTAACTCTTCTGAAGTATTCAGTGGTACTGACGGTGCATTAAGAATCGGTTCTATTCATGTTACAGGTGCAGGTACATCTGTTGACATTGACAATAACTTAAATGTTGATGGTACAGCAACAGTAGATGGTCAGATTATCTCTCAGGTATCATCTGGTCCTGCTCTTGTTATTCCTACAACTGATAAAATCAATAATCTTAACGCAGACTTACTAGATGGTATGACAACTGCGACTGCTGCAACAGTCTCTACAGTTGTAAATCGTGACTCATCTGGTGACTTTGCTGCTAATCAAATCACTGCTGCTAGTGCTACAGGATCTGGTGCAGGTTTCTTAGGTAACGCTTCTACTGCTGATGCATGGAAGACTGCTAGAACATTTACCCTCAACGGTGTTGTTCAAGGTTCTGTATCTGTAGATGGTAGTTCTGCCCCAACAATCACAACAACATTCGTTGATGCTGATAGCACTGGTCTTGCTGCTATGTCTGGAACTGGTTATGTCGTAAGGACAGGAACTGGAACCTATGCACAGAGAACATTTGCTGTTACAGCGTCGTCAGGTATTACACTTACTAATGCCGATGGTGTTGCAGGTAACACTACGATCAACGTTGCTTCATCAGCATCTAACTCTTCTAATAACCTTGTAATCAGAGACGCATCTGGTAACTTTGCTGCAGGAACTATCACTGCAAACCTTACTGGTCAAGTATCTGATATCAGCAACCATAACACTGGTGATCTTACTGAAGGATCTAACCTATACTACACCGACGAAAGAGTTGACGATAGAGTCAATGCTCTTATCATTGCAGGAACTGGTATCACTAAGGCATATAATGACGCTGCAAACACATATACACTGACCGTAACTCAAGCAGACATTGATACTGATAATGTAACTGAAGGATCATCTAATCTCTTTACTACTGCTGCAAGAACTAGAACTCACTTTACCTACGGAACTGGTATTACTCATAGTTCTGGAACTTTATCAGTAACTCAAGCAGATATTAATACAGACAATGTAACTGAAGGATCGACCAACCTGTTCACCACTGCTGCTCGATCAAGGACACACTTTACCTACGGAACAGGTATCGAATTGTCTGGTAGTGGTGAACTTTCTGTTACTCAAGCAGATATCAACACTGGCAATATCACTGAAGGATCTAATCTCTTCTATACTAATGCTAGGTTTGATACCCAGTTAGCAACTAAGGACACTGCTGATCTTGCAGAGGGCACCAACCTCTACTTCACTAACGCTCGTGCTGATGCTAGGGCAGATTTAAGAATTGCTGCTGCTGATACAGATAATTTATCAGAAGGTTCTTCCAACCTATACTTCACTAATGCTAGGGCAGACGCTAGAATCGCTGCTGCATCTACAAGTGACCTATCAGAAGGAACTAACTTATACTATACAAATGCAAGAGCAGATGCAAGAATTGCTGCTGCATCTACTAGTGATCTTAGTGAGGGTACAAACCTTTACTACACAAATGCTCGTGCTGATGCAAGGGTTGCTGCTGCTACTGGTGCAAACCTTGATCTTTCTAGCAAGAGTACAACTAACCTTGCTGAAGGAACTAATCAATATTATACAGAAGCAAGAGTTCAAGCAAAACTTGACAATGCATTTGAACAGTTAAGTGCAATGTTAAACAACCTTGCTACAACAACTACACTCACACTAGCACTTAGTGGAGATCCAACACCTGGTGCAGTTGTTACAACAGGAGTCAGTGTTGGTGGTGGCGGGGGATTCACAGGAGCAACAGGAGTCGCAACTTCTGGTGGAACTGGATCTAGTTTGACTGTTGATACTACAGTTGATGCTGATGGAAACATCACTGCTGCTGCAGTAAACGCAGGCGGTTCTGGATATCTAATCACAGACACCGTTACAATCACCAATGCCAATGCAGGTAAAGTGTTATCACTTAACTTGGCATCCTTGGCAGGTGGATCAAATTATGTTACAGGAACTGCTCTAGCAACGACTGGAGGTTCTGGATCTGCAAGTTTGGTGGTAAATATTACTGCATCTGCAGGTGCGATTACCAACGTTACTATCAATGACGGTGGAACTGGTTATGCTGTTGGTGAGACAATCACTATTGTTCAACCAACTGGTCTTGATGGATCAAACCCAGGATCAGGTGGTACAGTGAATACTGCTACCGTTGCAACCAATGCAACTCTAACTCTTACTGATATCACAACGATGGAAGTTGGAGCAACAGTTACTGGTGCTACTTCTGGTACTACTGGAGTTATAACCGCTATCGGTACTAACTCAGTAACACTTGATAATGTTGACGGATTCTACAAAAAAGGAGAAGTCGTCAGTGCTAATGATGTTACTACTTTGACAATATCCTCATTCAGTTAATAAAAAATGTCTGCTACTAGACCCGCAAGTAAAACCGAATTAAAGAACTATGCTCTTCGTAGATTAGGATATCCTACGATAGACATCAACGTTGCGACTGAACAACTTGATGATCTAATCGAAGAAGCAATTGATTATTACCAAGAGTATCACTACAATGGTAGTTATAAAACCTTCATGAAAATTGAGGTTACTGATGCTATCAAGACTGCAGCACAAGGAAATACACAAGCAGGTTCTTCGGCATGGTATGAGCAAGATAATTATGTTGATCTACCACCTGGAACTTTAGGTGTAAACCATGTATATTCTCAGATCGGTGCATCAAGTATCGTTCCTGGAAATATCTTTAACATTAAGTATCAAATCTTTTTGAATGACATCTATGCTATGACGCATGGTCACATTCTACATTACTTCTTAACTTCACAGTATCTTGAAACTCTTGACTGGGTAACTAACTCACAAAGAGATCGTAGAGTAAGATTTAATGAACATCAAGGTAGATTATATCTTGATATGGATTGGGGAGACATGACAGCAGGTGACTTCTTATTAGTTGAATGCACTCTTAGACAAGATCCAGTTACATTCACAAGCATGTTTAATGACAACTGGTTGAAGGATTATGTTGAAGCATTATTCCAACAGCAGTGGGGAAGAAACCTAAGTAAGTATGATGGTATTCAAATGCTAGGTGGTGTCACCTTAAATGGTAGACAAATCTTAGATGATGCTAGTAAGTTCAAGACAGATCTTGAAGAAACACTTCGCTCAACTTATGAACTTCCACCTTTAGACTTGGTAGGGTAAACCGTAATGGCAATTTCCAACACTCCCGCACAGGATTATGTACAATCGGACTATAGCAACAGTGCAAGACTGAATATTAACGGTTCTGCTCAAGAGCAAAAGTTCATCGAAAACCTTATTGTAGAAACTATTGAGATTTATGGGCAAGACATTTACTATGTTCCGAGAACGCTTGTCAACCGTGATTCGGTCTTTGGAGAAGACTCGGATTCAAAATTTGAAAGCGCGAAACCTATTAGAGCATACGTCAATAATGTTGAAGGATGGGAAGGACAAGGTGAGTTACTTAGCAAATTTGGAATCCGTATCGAAGACAAGACAACTTTTATATTCTCCCGTGAGAAATTTAAAACTGCTGTTGACGACAGTACGGTCCTTAACGTCGAAGGACGACCGAACGAAGGGGACTTAATCTGGTTTCCAGTAACTAAACACTTATTCTCAATCCAGTTTGTAGAAGCAGAGAAACCTTTCTATCAATTAGGAAAAGGATATGTTTGGGAATGTCAATGTGAACTATTCGAGTACAGCGACGAGGAAATCAATACTGGTATTGCAGATCTCGATGCTGTAGAAACTGCATTCGCAAATGCGATTACAGTTGGTCTTGTAGCAGGAGGTTCTGGTACATTTACAGCAGGTGAGACTATCACTGGTGGAACATCAAATGTAACTGCAGAGGTTAAGTCCTTTGACTCTGGTACTAGGACATTGATCGTAATCAACAGATCAGGCACCTTCCAGGTCCCTGAGACGGTCACTGGTGGCACTTCTAGTGCATCTTGGACAACTGCTACATATAATACGATTCAAAATGTCAACTCAGAGTTCGACCAGAACAACGACTTTGAGACTTTAGATAATGACATCATCGACTTTACCGAATCAAATCCATTTGGTTCAGTCGGATCTACTACTGATACTACAATCTAATGTTAGGAAATTATTCATACCACGAAATATTCAGAAAGACTATTGTTGCGTTTGGTACGCTATTCAACAATATCGAACTTCGTCGTCAAGATGAAGTGATGAAGGTGCCTTTGGCATATGGACCAAAAGATAAGTTCTTAGCACGTCTAGACCAAGTACCCGATCCTACAAACAAACGGGTATCAATTACCTTACCCCGTATTGGTTTTGAGATCACTGGTATCACCTACGATTCTTCTAGAAAGGTAGCACCAACACAGAAAATTAAAATTGCAAGTACTACAGCATCAAAGAATAAAAATACTTTCATGCCTGTCCCATATAATATTGGATTTGAGTTAGCAATCATCTCTAAGAATCAGGAAGATGGATTGCAAATTATCGAACAAATTCTACCAGTATTTCAACCTCATTATAATCTTGCAGTTAAGTTACTGCCCGAAATGAGTGAGATCAGAGATATCCCTGTTGTGTTAAACGATATTGATTATGAAGATTCATATGAGGGAGACTTCTCTACCCGTAGAGCAATCATTTATACTTTACAATTTACTGCAAAGACATACTTATACGGACCTGTTACATCAGCATCGACTATCAAGAAGTCTACTCTCGAATACTATTCAAGTACAGATGTCAACAAAGCACCAAGAGAAGTACGTTATCAAGCAACACCTATATCCTTACAGGATAGAGATGGAACTGTTGTTACTACTCTTTCTGCTGCTACAGATACAGATGATAATCTAATAGCAGTTGCTGATGCTAGTGGTATCGCTAAGTTCGATCACATCTATGTTGATACTGAACTTATGAGAGTTAGTAAGAAATCTGGTAACAATCTCACAGTAATTAGAGCACATGAAGGAACTGCTGGTGCAGCACACACTTCTGGTTCTAGTGTATTCTTAGTCAATCAAGCAGATGCTGATCTCCTAGATAGTGACGACGACTTTGGTTTCGGTGAAATGAAGTCAGAGTTTACAGATAATAAGAAACGAAACTTCGTAAGTGGTAATGATGAGGCAATTTAATGGCAGATCCCTTCAGTGGTTTGAATGAAACGTTCGGAGCAGAACCCTCTGAACTACAGAAACATGTTGAAAATGTAAAACCAACTCTTAAGAAAACAGATTCTCAAGATGTAAAGCAGGACTATGAAATTAGTCGTGCTCAACTACATAATCTTGTAATGAAAGGACAGGAGGCAGTAGATGGAATACTTGATGTGGCACGAGCGTCAGATCATCCTCGTGCTTATGAGGTGGCAGGGCAACTCATCAAGAATGTGGGAGATGTAGCAGACAAGTTAATTGATCTTCAAAAAAAGATGAAAGAACTTGATGATGATCAAACTAAGATTACAAACAATACTACTAATGCCTTGTTCGTTGGTAGCACTGCTGAGTTACAGAAAATGTTAAAGCAGCAAAAAGAGATAAATAAAAAGGACACGAAATAACACGACACGACAATGCCCGTATTAAAAGTATTGAGTACTAACGCTATTGCAGGATCTGCAACTGAATATCAAGTAGTACAAACAGGATATTATAGAGTGCTTGCCACTGCTGCAGCATCTACAGTATCATTTAATGGTGGACCTGCTATCACACTGGTACAAAACGAAGCACTCCTCCTTAAATCAGGAGCAAAACCTGGTCAAGCAAGAATTACTAAAGCAGTAGATGATAGTACTGCTGATTATCAACTTGGAGTTAACCTTGGTGAGATGACAAATACTCATCCATTCTCTGTTGATGATTTCATCGCTGTAGAAGATGATTCTACATCTCCTGCAATCAACTCAAACTTCCTATCTGCAGGAACAGTAGGTAAGAAAGTTACTGCTGTAACTCCTAACAGTATTAGTACTGATGTTGATTCATCTAGTGCACCTGCTGATTACAGTTACGCATACTCTGGTAAGCAAGCAGTGGTCAAGCGTGCAGTTGGAATCACTGCAGGTTCTGGCGCAATCGTCGTTGAGGAAATCCAAGTAGTCGGAGGTTAACGTGGCAACGGTTAATCAAGAGGCAGAACGTATTGTTCGTGGAATGAAAAAGAACCAACATAGGTTCAAAAAACTCTACGGAAAACGTGACAAAGAAGTTATGTACGCTACTGCAAACAAACTTGCACAAAAAGAACAATTGAAAGTTATGTATTACAAAGATTTTATTAACATTGTAGAAGGCAATCCCACTACTAGAATGCTAACCAAGTCTAAGACACAACAGACTGGAAACATTTCTGCTGACAGAGGAACCGATGAAAAGAAAAATAGAGCAAGTAGAAAAGGACTTGAGAAAGACCTTAAAAAGAAAGGCATCGGTTACAAAAAGGGTGTCGGTGAGTATAAATATTCCTCAGGCGAAGGCACAGGACGTGAGGTTTCATACCAAACAAGTCCTGGCAAAGGAATGTCGAAGCGTCGTTTCGGCAAAGTCATGCGTCGTCTCGGTAGAAAGCATGGTCAGGAATCTGTAATCACTAAAGATAAGGACAAACCTGCAAGACTGCATGATACCGAATCTAAGAAGGGTAAAGAATATAAGTCTTTCGCTTTAGGTAAATCTAAGGCAGGAAAGAATCCTTCTGGTCAAGGAGAAACTTCTGGAACTAAAGTCAGAAGTGGAAAACTTGGAAAAACTAACAAACCTGCAATGCATTATAACTAATCATGAAATGTGCACCTGCCACTAAAGGAGAAAAAAGATACTGCAGACTATGCAGTAAGAAAGAAACACGCAATCAGTGTGCCTATGGTGGTAGGATGTGGGATAGATACGCAGTAAAAGATGCATCTAAAGAAGAAACAGAATCAGCAGCAGAAGAATCAGGTATCACTAATGGGTCTTCTGAAGGAGGCGAAGGAGTCTCCGAAGGCACGAAGAGTGGTGATAGTTCTTTGCGTGACTGGTTTTCTAAGAGTCGCTCTAGTGATGGGAAGCCTGGTTGGGTTCAACTCGGTGGTAAATACGCAGGGAAACCCTGTGCCAAACAACCTGGACAGACAACAAAACCTAAATGCGGTTCCAGTAAAATGAAAAAGAACCTAAATAAAGATGAGGAAGACTCAGCGTTTCGTCGCAAACAAAAGCAAGATCCTAACCCAAACAGAAAAGGAAAAGCAATTAACGTGAAAACAGAATCTACACAAATACATGAAGGCGAAAAAGACGCATGTTACACTAAAGTAAAATCTCGTTATTCAGTTTGGCCAAGTGCTTATGCAAGCGGTGCACTTGTCAAATGCCGAAAAGTTGGTGCAAAGAATTGGGGAAACAAGAGTAAGAAAGAAGAGTTTGAAGGACTCAAAACTTTCTCTGAGTTTCAAGCAGAATGTTGGAAGACACACAAAAAAGTTGGTATGAAAATGAAGGGTGGTAAGTTAGTACCTGACTGTCGCCCTAAGAATGAAGAAGTTCAAGTTGATGAAGCAAAGGTAGATAAAGGACGTAGCGATTACGGTAAAGCATCTATCAGAAACTACAGGAGAAGTGGACCTGGACATGATGATCCTGGTATGTTTGACCCTGAAGGTAAAAGGGGAAAGACTATCGAGAAACGTAGAGAAGAGCACAAAGCACGTCGTGGTGTGAAAGGTGCTAAGGTCCCTGCATATAAGAGAGAAGAAACTTCCTTTGAAGAAGCGAAAAAGTGTTGGAAAGGTTATGAGAAAAAAGGCACTCAAAAACTTTTTGGTAAAACGTACAACCGCTGCGCTAAAAAAGAGGAGACATCACATGTCGAAGAAGGAGCAGCATGGACAAAAAAATCAGGAAAGAACTCCGAAGGAGGACTTAACGAAAAAGGACGAAAGTCTTATGAAAAGGAAAATCCAGGATCTGACCTTAAAGCACCTTCAAAAAAGGTTGGAAATCCCAGACGGGCATCCTTCTGTGCAAGAATGAAAGGTATGAGAAAGAGACAGAAACCATCTAATAATACAGGCGACGATAGACTATCTAAGTCACTACGAGCATGGAATTGCTAAAACGTTTTCTTGCATGGGATAGAGACCTTGCTAAGAAATGGCAGAAGAAACTTAAATTATCTGACTATCAAATGCTTTGGTTAGCATTTGCTAAAGGGTTGCTCATAGGAGCAATCTTGCTATAATTAATAAATAATACTATAACAACGCATATCAATTTATGGACTCTTTCAGTGCAAAAGAGTGTCCCCAGTGTAATGCCAAATGGATGGGTGAACAACTCTACTGGTCAACTGGAGCAGAAGGATGCCCTCATGATCTAGCAGGTCTAGTGTGCAATGACTATGGTGATGAAAGATGCATCAACCCATGCAAAGGTTCTACAAGCGGACAGACATGGGAATTTCGTCGTGGAATGATTGCAGGATTGATGCAAGAACATGACAGGAAATCCGAACAAGACTAAGTGTAAATACTCAATTTACTTTATAAATAGTTACGTCATTTGAACATTTGAAACAGTGGAAAGACATACAATTGTATCAGCAAGTATCATCTTTGGTATCATTGGGATTTCTCTAGTTAAACTAGTACCACTAGCATACGCGATTGGATGAAAACATTTAACAACTTAATACTATCTCTCACTGTGGCAGTCATCGACTTCCTCTATCGGGGGAGAGACATACCTAGATTTTGGGTGCTTGAGGAAATTGCTCGTGCACCCTATTTTTCTTTTATGAGTGTGTTGCATTTCCGTGAGTCATTAGGTCTCAGGGGTCCAGAGCACATCTATCTAATGAAAGAACATTTCGCTCAAACTCTCAACGAAACAGAACATCTTGAAGAGATGGAATCTCGTGGTGGAAACAAGCACTGGGTTGATCGAGCATTTGCTAGACACTTAGTGTTACTTTACTACTGGATCATGGTTGTTTATTATGCCATCTCTCCAGTTAACGCATACCACATTAACGAACAAATCGAACATCATGCTGCCGAGACTTATAACAAGTACTTGACAATGTATCCTGATGATGCTAAGATAGTAGCGATTCGTGACGATGAACTGAAACACGCAGAAGAACTTCGTCAGGCAATGAAACTGGTATTAGCATTATGAAAATGAGACCTAAAGAAACTGAAAACCCAGAACAGTTACTAGCACGTTTTGATAAACGTATCAAACAACTGACTGCAAGAAAGGATGAATTGCAAGGGTGGTTTGATGAGTACGTCAAACTTGAAAAAGACTTACAAAGACTACAGGGATCTGTAGATGCTGTTACCTATATTTCTACTGGTGCTTTGCCAGGAGATGGTAACCATACTGGTATGCAAGACCACAAACCAAAATAAATAATACACTATATCAAGGAGAGTTATGCACCACTACACAGTAGGTTGGCATGACAACCAACAGCATCATTTTGAAATTTGTGAGTATGCCGAAGATGCTTTCAATGCTTTAAGACAAGCAAAGGAAGACATCCCATCTTTTAAAAATACGCACATGGCAGAATATTGCATTAAAGAGGATGATATTAAAACCCCTTGAGCATCAAAGTGATCCTGTTTGGTCCGTAATTATCATGCTTATCATACTCCTCATTGGAGTATCTTGGTACATCTACTATATACTAAGAATGTCCTTTAAGGAGTTACAGAACGATGGGAGCGATGATACCCCCAAGCAGGAAGAGTTGTTACAACTTTCGAGTGACGGAGATAAACCGTGTTCTTGACGGTGATACTATTGACGTCACCATTGATCTTGGGTTTGACTTATACAAGAAAGAAAGAGTTAGAATTGCAGGAGTTGATACACCTGAAAAAAGGACACGAGATCTCGAAGAAAAAGCGTTGGGTATCGACGCAACTAACTGGCTTAAGGAGAAACTTGAGGGGGCAATAGAAGGCGACGAAGAACTTTCAATTAGAACAGAACTTAAAGGAGGTGTCGGTAAATATGGCAGACTCCTAGGATGGTTATATATTGGTGATGCACAAATGTCTCTCAATGAGGCAATGATTGATGAAGGTTATGCTTGGGAGTATGATGGTGGCACAAAACAAAAGAACTTTGATGACCTTAGGGAAATTAGAAGACAGAGAGGGACTCTGCTCTGATTTAGATATTCTTATTAGAGCAGCAACTATAGGTCTACCTGAATGTAATGAAGAGTTTGCCACTGAATACTCAGAGGTTCATAGAGATGGTGTCTCCATTTACAATCGTATGTGGAATTGTAGAGGACTGAGAAGAATACATTTAGAAAGAGCAATCACACCTAAGGTAGAGATACTTCATGCAGTCTTTTGGCCAGATCCAAACTACAATCTACCTATCTTTGGGTGTGATATTGTAAGTGCAGGTGGCAATATAACTGCTGCTATTGTAGATATCTCTCCTGTTCGTGGCACAGAAGATATGTACGAAAAGATTGCTGAGGCAAGTAATCGCTATAAATTTAGTAATGTCAGGCATTTACCAGAATGGGGAGATGTGTTTTCACCTTACTGCAAGTTTCAGAAATTGAAGACAAGTGACGATAGATACAACTTTTATGCCTGCTGCAAAGAATACATACAGATATACACTCAAATGGTTCGGGAATCTGATGGAGACATTGAATGGATTGATATCATGAAACGATATGATGATCAAGCATACTATGTTAGTCAACAAAGAAGAAATACCAAAACTAAAGCAGTGTTAAGTCAGTGGTTTGATGATGTTTGGGCGGACACCTATATAGAGCAGGTACTATTTGATAAACCAAAGTTATGAGAGAGCAGTTAATTCGTGCACTTATTGCTCATGCACAAGGAGACATCCAAAAGCATAAAGCAAATGTGGAAGTATACCTTACTCATCCAGTAGGTATTGGTGAGCACTCAAACATCGTTGAAGCAATCGAACAAGAACTTGATATGATTGCTAAGTATCAAGACCAGATTGACGTTATTAACAAATACTTTAACAAAAAATCCGATCAATGATAGACGACCATCCAGATTTTGATGAGATAGATGATCATGATTATCATCTAAAACTATATCATCAAGATCTTAGACTACTACACAGTTGTGTAGAAAAATCTATTCAGTCTTGGCCAGGCGGTGATCCTAGAGAACAAGAAGCAATGTTTGTGATGCGAGATATTTTATATAAAGGTTTATTGGAACACCAATATCACCAGTTGAATGTAGACAGAGACTAATGGAACTACTAATCGGAACAGCATGTTTTGGTGCATTTACCTTTTGGGGTGTATGTGTTGCCAAATACCTTGATGCAAGAGAGAACAACTAATGGCAGTTAAACAGGAAATTTACTTAGGTAATCCCAATCTAAAAAAGGCAAACGTTTCTACGAACTTTACGAAGAAACAGATTGCTGAGTATTTGAAGTGCGCTCAAGATCCTGTTCATTTCATTAGAAAATATATCAAGATTGTTTCTCTTGATGAGGGTGTCATACCATTTACAATGTATGACTTCCAAGAAGACATGGTAACTAAGTTCCATGAGAAAAGATTTAATATTGCCAAACTTCCAAGACAGTCTGGTAAATCTACAATCGTTACAGCATATCTACTATGGTATGTACTATTCAATGACAATGTAAATGTCGCAATCCTCGCAAACAAGGCAGCAACTGCAAGAGAGATGTTGGGACGCCTACAGTTATCTTACGAGAATCTTCCTAAATGGTTGCAACAAGGTATACTGGGGTGGAACAAAGGATCCCTCGAACTGGAGAACGGTAGTAAGATTTTGGCTGCAAGTACTAGTGCTTCTGCTGTTCGCGGTATGTCCTTTAACGTTATATTTCTGGACGAATTCGCGTTTGTTCCGAATCATATTGCTGACCAGTTTTTCAGTTCTGTCTATCCTACTATATCTTCTGGTAAGTCCACAAAGGTTATTATCATTTCTACCCCTCACGGGATGAACATGTTCTACAAATTGTGGCATGATGCGGAACGTGGTCAGAATGAATATCTACCAACAGAAGTACATTGGTCACAAGTTCCAGGCAGAGATGAGGTCTGGAAAGAACAAACTATCAAGAACACATCAGAAGCACAGTTCAAAGTTGAATTTGAATGTGAATTCCTGGGCTCTGTTGACACATTAATCAGTCCTAGTAAACTCAGGACTATGGCATACCATGATCCAATTAAAGAGAACAGAGGTCTTGCACTGTTTGAATCTGTACAAGAAGACCATGATTATATACTAACTGTTGACGTGTCTCGTGGTGTAGGACATGATTACTCAGCATTCGCAGTATTTGATACCTCAGAACTACCATATAAAATGGTTGCTAGATATAAGAACAACGAGATCAAACCAATCGTCTTACCAAATGTTGTGGTGGACGTAGCAAAGAATTTTAACAATGCATACATCTTATGTGAAGTAAATGATATTGGTGGACAGGTTGCGGATATTATTCAGTATGATCTGGAGTATGAAAATCTACTGATGGCATCGATGCGTGGTAGAGCAGGACAACAATTAGGTCAAGGGTTCTCTGGTAAGAAGACTCAACTAGGTATCAAGATGTCAAGTGCTACCAAGCAAGTTGGATGTTCCAACCTTAAAGCATTGATTGAAGATGATAAATTAGTAATTCCAGACTACGACACTATTGCAGAACTAACTACCTTTATCGCAAAGGGTCAATCATTCCAAGCGGAAGATGGATGTAACGATGACCTAGCAATGTGTCTGGTTATATTCTCATGGATGGCAACACAACCATACTTCAAAGAGATGCATGATAATGATGTGCGTGCGCGGATCTATGAAGATCAACGAGACGCAATCGAACAAGATATGGCACCTTTTGGGTTCGTTTCTGATGGTATGGATGACGAGTACTTCGCAGACGCTCAGGGCGATGTCTGGAAAGTCGCGGAATATGGAGATAAATCATACATGTGGGACTATAGATAGCATTTCATTTTTATAAATAATCCTAGACAACAAGTGCAGGGCACTAAATCTAGGAGTTTTAAACAATGGCAGCTAATCAATCCTCACCTGGAGTCGTAGTCCAGGAAAGAGATCTGACAACTATTACAACATTATCCACCGCGAACGTTGGTGTGATTGCAGCACCTTTTGAATTAGGTCCTGTTGAATCAGTGTTGGAAATCGGTTCTGAAAGAGAACTTGTAGCACAGTTTGGTGAACCAAACGACTACAACTATGAGTACTGGTATACTGCAGCGCAGTTCCTATCATACGGTGGAGTACTAAAAACCATCCGTGCTGACAGCGATACTTTAAAGAATGCTGTTGATACAGGCACTGCACCAAAGATTAAGAATTTACAAGACTACGAGACTACATACGAGACTGCAAGTAATAACTGGAATTGGGCAGCAAGAACTCCTGGTACTAAAGGAAACTCAATCGGTATCTTCATGACAGACTCTGGTGCTGACCAGATCGCTGTTGTTCCTGCTCCTGGATCAGGTAACGATCACGAGTTCGTTTCTGGTGAAGCACTTAGCGTTTCTGCTACTGGTGCAGCAGGTAAAGTTTTCAAATATAGCATTGTCCTTACAGTTGGATCTGTAGTAGGATCATTCGTTCCTGGAACTACAACTTCAATCAGTATTTCTGGTTCTGCACAAACAGTTAATGTACTTGCATATGATGCAGGTAACAGAAAGATTGAAATCGGTCTTCCTTCTGGTGGTGTTACTGGTATCATTGCTGATGGTCAGACTATTACTCAGGGTTCTAACACTGCAGTAATCGAAACTTCTGGTATCGAAAGACGTGTTTATGTCGCAAAAGACAAAGGTTCAGTTGACTTTGCTGCTGCTGACAGTATCGCTGATACTAACTCTACTGCTGTTGCAGTTAGTTTAGTAAGAGTTGAGTATGATGAGCGTGAGTATCTTCCAGGTCAGAAATGGGTTGAAGTTGCTCCTAGACCTTCAACTTCTTCTTTCACTAGTGCAAACGGTGGATTTAGAGACGAACTTCACATCCTCGTAACTGACGTTGATGGTAAGATCACTGGTAACGCAGGTACTGTTCTTGAGAGATACATCGGTGTTTCTAAAGCATCTGATGGTAAGTCTTCTCTTGGAGAGACCAATTACTACGTTGAAGTTATCAAGCAGAAATCTGCTTATGTCTTCTGGGGTGAGCACGAAACTACACTGTTTGCTGCTACTGCTTCTGCTTCTGCAGGTAACTGGGGACAAAGTGCTGCTTCTAGACAGTTCAACTTACTTCGCTCAACTGCAGGTACTGTAGATTATCCTGCAGGTGCAGTTACTCTTGGATCTGACGAGAACGCTACTTTCTACTACAGACTTGGTAGTGGTGCTGACTATGCACTTTCTGGTGGTGAGTATACTATTACTTCAGCAGGTCTTGCTACTGCATATGGATTGGTAGATGACCCAGAATCACAAGTCATCGACTTCATCTTAGCAGGTCCTTCTGGCGCAACTGATTCTGCTGCTATCTCTAAGGTTGCTGCTCTAGTCAGTATTGTTGAAGAAAGAAGAGACTGTATGCTATTCGTTTCTCCTCGTAGAGGAAACGTGATTGGCGTCAGTAGCGCAGCAACTCAAACTGTTAATATCATTAACTTCTTTGATCAACTACCTAGTTCTTCTTACATGGTATTTGACTCTGGTTATAAGTACATTTACGATAAGTACAACGACGTATACAGATACGTTCCTTGTAACGGTGACGTTGCAGGTCTTTGCTTACAAACAACTGAAGTTGCAGAACCATGGTTCTCACCTGCAGGTTTCGCTCGTGGTCAAGTTAGAAATGCTATCAAACTTGCATTCACTCCTAACAAGACTCAGCGTGACAGACTTTACTCTGCAAGAGTTAACCCAATCGTTTCCTTCCCAGGTCAGGGTATCGTTCTTTACGGTGACAAGACCGCACAGGCATTTGCTTCTGCATTCGATAGAATCAATGTTAGACGTCTCTTCCTCACTATTGAGAGAGTTATCTCTGGTGCTGCTAAGTCACAACTCTTTGAACAGAACGATGAGCAACAAAGAGGACTCTTCCTCAACATTGTTGAACCATACTTGAGAGATGTTCAAGGTCGTCGTGGTGTAACTGACTTCTTAGTTAAGTGTGACAGCGAGAACAACCCACCTGAGTCTGTTGACAGAGGTGAGTTCAACGCTGAAATCTTTGTGAAACCAACAAGGACTATCAACTACATTACTCTGACTTTCGTTGCTACTAGAACTGGAGTTTCTTTCCAAGAAGTCGCAAGTTAAAATTAAATAAAAACCTCTGAAAAAACGCTTTGTTCTAAATAATAGGACAAAGCGTTTTATATTAACCTACCATGGCAGGAATTCAATCATTTAAATCTAGAGTCAGCGGTGATTTTTCTAGACCTAACCTGTTCAAATGCGTCATTGACTTCCCATCGGTAGTCGCAGGCGGACAAGAAGCAGCAAAACTCGGTGAGTTTACCGTGAGAGCAGCGAACTTACCCGCAACACAGTTGGGTATTGTCGAAGTCCCTTACAGAGGTCGCGTACTCAAGATTGCAGGTGACCGTACATTTGAACCTTGGACCATCACTATCATGAACGATAAAGACTTCGTTCTTCGTAACGCATTTGAAAGTTGGGCACAGGGTGTTCAAGAGTATACTCAAAACGTTACTACTGCAGGATCAGACGTTGGATCCTATTTCAAGGACATGAGAGTTATTCAGTATGATAGGTTTGGCGATCTAAAAGATTCAGCAGATGCAGAGGCAGATCCTAAGGTTCTTGCAGAGTATCGTTTCTATGATACTTTCCCAACTAACGTTGCTGCAATCGATCTTGATTACGGAAGCAATGACGCTATCTCCGAGTTTACCGTAGAACTTCAAGTCCAGTACTGGAAACCAGTTTACAAGGGCGAGAAGACTGAAGGCGGAAAACAAACTAAAAAATAAGGTTTTAGAAAGTTCCTAAATAAGACAGGAACAACAATACTATAGTATAAAATGTCTCAACTCTTCGGATTTTCACTCCAGAGAGCAAAGAAGGTTCCTAAGGGACCTTCTTTTGTTCAGAAGGATAGTATGGATGGTACGCAACCGATTGTCGGTGGCGGTCACTATGGATACTCTGTTGATTTTGATGGGACTATTCGTAATGAATATGAACTGATCTCTCGTTATAGAGAGATGGTTCTCCAACCAGAATGTGACAGCGCAGTAGATGATGTCGTTAACGAAACCATCTGCGGTAACTTTGATGATGTACCAGTTGAGGTTGAACTAAGCAACCTTAAGCAATCAGAAAAGATTAAGAAGTTAATAAGAGAGGAGTTCGATGAGATTCTCCGTCTTCTAGACTTTGATAATAGATCTTATGAGATCTTCCGTCGTTGGTATGTTGACGGTAGATTATTCTTTCATAAGATCATCGACCCTAAGAATCCTCGTAGCGGACTTACAGAACTGAGGTATATCGATCCTCGTAAGATTCGTAAAGTGACTGAGTTTGAATCGAAAGATCCAAACGCAATGCGTAGTGCAGATCTTAACACTCAACTCACGCAAACGTCCCATACTTACTATCTCTATAATCCTAAAGGATTAAGGAATACTACTAATCAGGGCATGAAGATTGCACCTGATTCTATCACTTATTGTCATTCTGGTATTCAGGATCTCAATAAGAACATGGTGCTATCGCACCTACATAAAGCGATCAAGGCAGTTAATCAACTCCGTATGATCGAAGACTCTTTGGTTATCTACCGTTTGAGTAGAGCACCAGAACGTCGTATTTTCTATATTGATGTTGGTAACTTACCTAAGAACAAAGCGGAGCAATACCTTCGTGAAGTTATGGGAAGGTACCGTAACAAGTTAGTGTACGATGCAAATACAGGAGAAATTAAAGATGACAAGAAGTTCATGTCAATGCTCGAAGACTTCTGGTTACCCAGACGAGAAGGCGGACGAGGCACTGAGATCACTACGCTCCCAGGTGGACAAAATCTTGGAGAACTTGAGGATGTCAAATACTTCCAGAAGAAACTTTATAAGGCACTAAACGTTCCTAACTCTAGATTAGAATCAGAAGCGACATTTAATATTGGTCGTGCTGCTGAAATCACAAGAGATGAAGTTAAATTCCAGAAGTTCATTGCACGTCTCCGCAAAAGATTTAGTGAACTATTCCATGATCTTTTAAAAACTCAACTCGTTCTAAAAGGAATTATTTCCATTGAAGAATGGGAGGATATGAAAGAGCATATCCAATACGATTACATTGCTGACAACTACTTTACAGAACTCAAGGAGATTGAGATCCGTAATGAGAGAATGAATCAAGTTAACGTAATGGATCCTTATGTTGGTAAATACTTCTCAGTGGAGTACTTACGAACACAAGTCCTCAAACAAACAGTACAGGAACAAAAGGAAATTGACAAACAGATTAAATCTGAACTTGAGTCTGGTGTTATACCTGATCCTGCAGCGGAAATGGATCCATCTATGGATCCTAATGCTGCCCCAGAAGAACAACAGCAGGAGGAACTTCCGCAAGTAGATCCAGGTGATTTACGCAGAGGAGAGTTCTAAGTTGCTAAATAAATACAGTAGGAGTTATTATGCCTAGCGAAATCGCACAAACCATTGTCAACCAAATCTTTGGTGACGAAAAAGCGAAAGCAGTTGATTCGGTAAACGATGCCTTATCTGCTGCTGCATACGATGCAGTTCAACAACGTAAAGTTGATTTTGCAGCAAGTATGGGTTTTGAACTTGATGATACTGCACAGGATGCTGCGGATGAAATCTCCGATGAACTTCCTGATAATACAGAAGAAATCCCAGAACCTACACAAGGAAACGTCGAAACCCCTGAGGTAACAGACGAAACACAACCCGAAACTGAGGAAGAATCCGATGAGACTAATAGCTGAAGAAATTAACCAAGTCGATTTTCTTTGCGAAGAGAAAGAAGGCAAGAAGAATTACTTCATTGAAGGTGTCTTTTTGCAAGCGGAACTAAAAAACCGTAACAACAGAATGTACCCTCTCAAGACTCTTACTAAAGAAGTCGCTAAATATGATGAGAACTACATTCAAAAAGGGCGTGCCCTTGGAGAACTAGGTCATCCTGATGGTCCATCTATCAACCTAGATAGGGTATCACATAAAATTCTCTCATTGAGAGAAGATGGAAACAACTTCATCGGAAGAGCGAAGTTACTTGACACACCTATGGGTAAAGTCGCCAAGTCATTGCTAGACGAGGGCGTAAAACTCGGTGTTTCATCGAGAGGCATGGGATCTATCCGCAAGGAAGATAACTGCAACGTTGTTATGGACGACTTCATGTTAGCAACTGCTGCTGATATCGTCGCTGATCCTTCAGCACCTGATGCATTTGTCAATGGAATCATGGAAGGAAAGGAGTGGGTTTGGGATAATGGAATCCTAAAAGAGTCTGCTGTTGCTCAATTAAAAACAGAAATCGATCATGCAACCCTTAGAAATTTACAAGAACGCAAAGTTTCCGCGTTTGAGTCGTTTCTAAAGAGTTTGTGATTTATAAATAAATACAGACAACGCTAAAGCATAACGGAGTTTAAACAAATGGCTGAGACCCTCGAAAAAAATCTTGATAACATGGATGAAGTGACCGAAGGTGCTACCCAATCCAAAACAGCGGTTAACGACAAGGCAAAACCTGGTGACCCTATCGATACATCGAAAGGTGGTGCATCTAAGGTAATTGACGTTAACACTGATTCAGAAGAAGGCGCAAAAGGAACTAAAAACGCAGGCAAATCTGCAGCAGCACCAGTAGGTAAAGCACCTGTTCCGAGCACGAAACCTTCTGACGCATCCGCAAAAATGGAGGAAACCGAAGATGGCGAAGAAGCGATCGCTGAAACCAAGTACGACTTTACTCAAGATGTTGACGCTCTTGTCGCAGGTGAAGAACTCTCAGAAGAATTCCGAACCAGGGCAGTAACGATCTTCGAGGCAGTTGTAACTGAAAAGGTTAATGCTGAAGTTAAAGCGTTGCAAGAGGCATTTGAAGAGTCTCTGACTGAAGAAGTCGAAAAAATCAAAACAGAATTAGCCGAGAAGGTTGATGACTACTTATCTTATGCTGCTGAGAACTGGATGAAAGAGAATAATCTCCAGATCGAGCACGGTATTAAGACTGAGATGAGTGAATCATTCTTCAATGGTCTAAAAAGTCTTTTCTTAGAGCACAACTTTAGTGTGCCTGAGGAAAAATTCAATCTACTTGACGGTATGGTTGGAGAGCTTGATGATATGGAAAAGAAACTCAACGAAACAATCGACACTAATGTTGCTTTAAACAAGCGCATCGGTGAGTTTGTTAAAATGGAAATTGTGAACGAGAGTGCTGTTGGTCTAGCAGAAACCCAAAAGGAGAAGTTAGCATCATTAGCAGAGGGTGTTGAGTTTGAGAATGAAGAAGATTTTCGTAAGAAGATCGAAACTATCAAGGAATCATACTTCACTAGGAAGGCTGAGATCGCAGAATCTGCGAAGGAACCCACCGAAGAAGCATCAGCACCTTTGGTAGAATCAACAGAGAGTGGCACAATGTCGAAGTACGTTGATGCAATCGCTCGCTGGTCCAAATAATTTAAACTACTATCTCTACTATTAGAATAAACTAATGACAGTTCAAAAACTACAAGAGAAGTGGGCACCCGTTCTTAATCACGACGCTCTCCCAGAGATCGGTGACTCTTATAAGAAAGGCGTAGTCGCACAACTCTTAGAAAACCAAGAAAAAGCACAAATCGAAGAAGGTCAAATCCTTTCTGAGACTTTACAAACTACTGGTTATACTGGTGGCAGTACCGCTACAGGTCCTGTTGCAGGTTTCGACCCAGTACTTATCTCATTGATCCGTAGATCGATGCCATCGCTGATCGCTTACGACATCGCAGGCGTTCAACCAATGACTGGTCCTACTGGACTGATCTTTGCGATGAGAACTAACTACGGTGCCGAAAGAGATCCTAACGCATCTGGTTACGACGAAGCATTCTTCAACGAACCAAACGCAGGTTTCTCTGGTGGTGCAGGTTCTGCTTACGATCCTGGCGCATCAGGTTCTGCAAACAACGACGCTGAAGGCAACAACCCTTCTGTTCTTAACGACGGTTCTCCTGGAACTTACGAACAGACTGGCGATGCTGCAGGCATGGCAACTGCTACCTCTGAAGCATTAGACGACAGTGCATCTAACACTGCGTTCAGAGAGATGGGTTTCTCCATCGAGAAGGTGACTGTTACTGCTAAGGCAAGAGCTTTAAAGGCAGAGTACAGCATCGAACTTGCTCAAGACTTGAAAGCAATTCACGGTCTTGATGCCGAGCAAGAACTTAGCAACATTCTCTCTACTGAGATTCTTGCTGAGATCAACAGAGAAGTTGTTCGTACTATCTACACTAACGCTGTAGCAGGTGCACAGAACAATACTTCTTCTGCAGGTATCTTCGACCTTGACGTTGACTCTAATGGTCGTTGGTCAGTTGAGAAGTTCAAAGGACTTCTTTTCCAGATCGAAAGAGATGCTAACGCTATCGGTCAGCAAACTCGTCGCGGGAAGGGCAACATCTTGATCTGCTCTGCAGACGTTGCTTCTGCTCTAGGTATGGCAGGCGTTCTTGATTACGCTCCAGGTTTACAAGGTAACAACGCACTTACAGGTGTAGACGATACTTCTTCTACTCTCGTTGGTACTCTTAACGGACGCATCAAGGTTTACGTTGATCCTTACTCTGCTAACGTTGCTGACAAGCACTTCTACGTTGCAGGATACAAAGGTACTTCACCTTACGACGCAGGACTATTCTACTGTCCTTACGTTCCGTTACAGCAAGTTAGAGCAATCAACCCTAACACCTTCCAACCAAAAATTGGTTTCAAGACTCGTTACGGTATGGTTTCTAACCCATTCTCTGGCGGACTTACTCAAGGTTCTGGCGCACTTACTGCTAACGCTAACAAGTACTACAGACGTGTACAGGTTGCAAACCTTATGTAATAGGCAATATTGCTTATCTTTTGAGAGGGTGCTTGACACCCTCTTTTTTTATGCTATAATTTAAGGGTAACGACGGTTACGTCGGGAGTGACTGAATAAACTTACTGGCATATAGCTAGTTAAGGTGATGAGACACAGGTGGTGCTGCTACGAAAGTAGAATCGATTTACCAATCGGGTCTCAGGCAAGAATGTTTTTACTCTGTAGTAATGCCCATTCTTTGTTGGTATACAGGATTCCAACCTCCCTCTATATTATAAATAAAATTAATAGGACTCATTAGCAGTCCTTTTTTAATACCTCAAATTTTAATACATGTTATCTACCGCTTATCGCCTTCGACTAGAAGGCATATGTAAATCTATTGCAGCAGGAACTGAAGTAAGTATAGACGATATGATATGGGCACAGAAACTAGCAAAAGCAAATACGTCTGCACGCGGTATGTTAAGTACAGCAAGACGTATGAATACGAATCCAGATGATTCTTTTCTTAACGGTCTGAATATTGGTGACCCCGATTCAGGCAACCACCGTAGGGGTTTCTTTAATCCAGAAGAAGTAGTAGACTGGTTTCATCAAGAACGTTCAGATGATTGGAGGCAACGCGACTAATGAACACACAAGCAATGTCAGCACAATTTGGTGCTATTGATTTATCGGACATAGAAGAACAAAGAAATCGAATTCCAGATTTGGAAAGAAAGGAAATGAATCTTTTATCTGATGCAATGAGGATTGAACTTAAACAAGTTATTAATGAAGTTCTGGACGAGAGAGAACGAACAAGACCATTTGGTGGACTTGGGGGTAAGTAATGTTAGCAACAATCCTACTATTCAGTTGTATTCCATTTGTGACTGTCACTCTATACTTTGGTACTAGGGGAGGATACTATGATACTGATGCCTATGATGGACATGGTACAGCACACAAAGTACTCTTAGATGATGAACCAAAAGTATACTGGTCAAGTGAAGCATTAGATCAGTTAGAAATGCTCCAGAAGAAAGAGACTAAATAATAAAAGAGAATGACTTATTATGATCACTGACATCAGATATGATGGGTTCATAGGTATCTTTGATACGGAATATGATACTCAACCCTTGATTGATTATTGGGAATACCAAAACAAAGTGGGATCTACATTTAAACGTAAAGGTTTATTTGGTAGAGAGCGCAAAGCACATGCTCGTAAAGATACATGTCTTGCCACTGAAGATTTTATGTTGGATCACAACTGCGGTTATCAGTGGATGCGCGAATATAATGAAGTTACTGGTAGATGCCTTGAAGAATACATTGATCAGTTTGAACATCTTCTACATTATAGATATCAACAAGTATATCTGAATGTACAAAAGACTTTACCACAGCAAGGATATCATAGTTGGCATTCAGAAGATGGTTCTTTAGGATGTAATCGTCGGATCCTTGCCACTATGATGTATCTTAATGATATTGCTGAAGGTGGTGAAACTGAATTTCTATATCAGTCTTTGAGATACAAACCCAAACGAGGACAGTTTCTTATCTGGCCAGCAGGTTTTACTCATGTTCACAGAGGTAATCCTCCTTTGTCTGGTGAGAAATACATTTCTACATCATGGTTAGAAAATATAAACGCATAACATGTCTGCACAAAACTGGTATCAAGAACAATTAACGAACAAGAACTTTCTATCTCCAATTGGATTTGTATTCCTTTTGGAGAAAGCAAGGAAGGTTTCGTTTTTATGTCAGCGAGCAAGTATCCCAGAACTTAATGTTGGTGATATCCAAATACCTACTAGAGGATTAGTTCGTGTTCCCATCGAAGGTAACATTGACTATGGAGACTTAACTCTAGAGTTTATTGTTGATGAAGATCTAAGAAATTATATGGAGATTCATAACTGGTTGCGTGCATTGGGTACTCCTGATAATGTTGGGGAGAGAACTTCATGGATGCAGGCAAACAGTGATAGAACATTTAATGACAGAGGATCTAAAGTATCTGATGGCACATTACAAGTATTGAACAATAATAATATCGCAAACTTTGATGTAGTGTTTGAAGAGATGTTTCCAGTCAGTCTATCAACTCTGGACTTCAACGTTACGAATACAGATACAGATTATCTTACAGCAAGTGTTACTTTCAAATATCTTCTTTACGAGATCAGAAACACTAACCAACGTACTAGACGATGAAATTTGAGTACAAGTTTGAACATCATTGGGGTGGTGAAGATAACTGGTATACTAAATCTAAGAGATGGGCAAAGAAACAAAACCCAACCATGTCCTTAATTGCATCAATTTTTATAGAATGGTTGCATAAATGGTGGATTGATGGTAAAATACAAATGGTCCTTGACGACGTTGATCGCCAAGTTGACTTAATACATTCCCAATGGGAGGCAAATGACAGAGAACTCACCCCACACACAGTGGAGACAGGAGTATTTGGAGATGAAGGGTGGTCTATCTCAATCACAAATCCGATTGTTGAAAGAAGGACCGAACCAACTGTCTCAGGCATGGTTACTCCAAGCGATGCACAACGATTACAAGCAAATGAAGGGGATCAAAGAAACCCCTAGTAAAGAAAGTGGTGTCCAGACATCAATGAAACAATGGTTTCAAAACAATAAAGAGCAAGGATCATAATGAATCTGGAAAAACTGCAGGAACTGTGGAAGACAGATTGTCAGATCGATACTGATTTGTATTGTGAAGAGTCAATCAAGATTCCACAGTTGCATCAAAGGTATTTGGAATTTTATAATACATACTCTCTTATGAAGAAAGAGAAAGAGGGTACGTTAAATGCATTAAAGAAAGATAAATGGTTGTACTATAAAGGAAAGGCATCATCTCAAATCTACAAAGAGATGCCATTTGATTTAAAACTTACTACTAAAGAAGAGATCTGGATGTTCATCGATGCAGATGAAGACGTCCGCAAGTTACGTTATAAGATTGATTATATTGATCAAGTATTATATTTCTTGGAAAATGTTCTGAAACAAATCAATACTAGGAACTTTCAAATCAAGAATGCTATTGAATGGACTAAGTGGAAAGAAGGTTCTTAATACTCTGATACATAGTGTAGTGAAGTAAACTCACCTATGTCAATGGATCTTAAGATCAAGAAGAAGAATGAAGTATATCTTAAGGTTCAAGCAGAACCTCATATAAATTACGAGTTATCGGATTTCTTTACCTTCGAGGTTGAGTCTGCAAAGTTTATGCAGAAGCAAAGAAGGTGGAAAGGATGGGATGGAAAGATAAGATTATACTCTCCTGCTACAGGGGAGATCTATTGTGGTCTCTATGATTATTTGGTTGACTACGCAAAGAAGAAGGGATACGAGTATGAGACGGAGACCGATGAGAATTTTGGTCATCCCGAAGATGTGAATAAGTTTGTGACTCCTGAGGCAGTTGCAGGTTATATGAAATCACTGAATCTTCCTGTGAAGGTACGCGACTACCAATATCAAGCAGTATACGAATGCCTGAGATACAACAGACGACTCCTATTGTCGCCAACTGCAAGCGGGAAATCCTTGATGATTTATTCATTGGTTAGGTATCATGAAAAGTTAGACAGAAGAATTCTTATCGTAGTTCCTACGACGTCTCTTGTTGAGCAAATGTACAAAGACTTTGAATCCTATGGATGGAAAGCGTCTGACTATTGCCACAAAATATACGCGGGGCAAGAAAAATACACGAACCATGAAGTAGTAATCACCACTTGGCAGAGTATTTACAAGGAACCTAGTCAATGGTTTAGCAAATTTGATGTCGTGATCGGTGACGAGGCGCACCAATTCAAAGCTAAATCTCTTACTTCTCTTATGGGTAAGTTGCATAACTGTAAGTATAGGTATGGATTTACAGGGACACTTGATGGTGCAAATGTAAATCAGTTAACTCTAGAAGGATTGTTTGGTAGATGTACACAAGTAACAAGAACTAACGAGTTAATGAAGCAAGGATATATTGCAAAACTGAAAGTTAAAATTGTATTATTGAAGCACGAAGAACAACTCTTCGAGGGGTATCAGGATGAGATGAGTTATCTTGTAGAGCATGAAGGACGGAATAGATTCATCCGTAACCTTGCTGCAGATCTAAAAGGGAATACATTGATCCTCTTTAACTATGTAGAGCGTCATGGGGAACCTTTGTTTAACTTGATAAATAGTCATGTGGAACGTCCAGTACATTTCGTTCACGGTGGTGTAGACGTTGAAGATCGAGAAGAGATTCGACAACTTACTGAAGTGTCTGACGATGCTATCATCATTGCCAGTTACGGAACGTTCTCTACAGGGATTAATATCAAAAACTTGCATAATGTAATTTTTGCTTCTCCTTCAAAATCAAGAGTCAGGAACTTACAGTCCATTGGGCGAGTATTAAGGAAAGGAGAAAACAAATCACAAGCGACTTTGTATGATATTGCGGATGACATTTCTACTGATCGTGGAAATAACTATACTTTAAATCATCTATTAGAACGAGTGAAAGTATACAATGAAGAAAAATTTAATTATGAAATTATAGACGTAAAACTAAAAGCCTATGATTAACCATGTAAAACACGACGAAGATTTCTTTGGCATTTTTAAAATGACCAATGGAGAAGAAGTGCTATCTCGCGCTGTGATCACAGTAGATCAAAATGAATCACTTATCTTTTTACAAGATCCAGTAATGGTTCATGTAATGACAAAACCTATGAGTGAAACTAAGATGGTGCGTGGAGTTGGATTTGTCAAATGGCAACAACTCTCTGATGAGGAATTCTTTGTAGTGAAAGAAAAAGATGTAGTGTGCATCGCCACCATGAGCAGAGAGGTTCAACTTTTGTATGAAGGTTACCTCATGACTGAAAATGGAGTCAAACCAACGTCGCACAAGGCAGGGTACCACATCAAACCAGATAAATCTATCGGATACGTTGGTAACACTGATGACTATAGAGAAAAACTAGAAGATCTATTTAAAGCTACTGATAACCCTTGAACCCTTACAGTGTTATTGTACTCGTAATTGACATTCCTGTCAAGTATGCTATAATAACAACAGCACTTAAACACATATGAAGCGAGTCGCCAAGAAAAAACAACACTACGTTGATAACCAAAAGTTCCTAGCAGCAATCGTCGAATACAAACGACGTGTCGATGTTGCTAAAGAAAAGGGACTGGATAAACCTCGTGTCAACGATTATATTGGCGGTTGCTTTCTTAAGATTGCAAATCATCTGTCATTCCGTCCTAACTTTATCAACTATATGTACAAGGACGATATGATTTGTGATGGTATTGAAAATTGTATTCAATATATTGACAACTTCAATCCTGAAAAATCCAAGAACCCTTTTGCATACTTCACACAGATTGTATACTATGCATTCCTGAGACGAATTGCTAAAGAGAAACGGCAGATGGACATCAAAGATAAGATCATTGACAAGTATGGATACTCAGATGTATTCTCAGTTGACGGATCAGCAACAACCGACTATAATAGTATCAAATCTAATATCCAAGTAAAAACTCGTCGTCAATGATGTCATTTATTACTCGTTACTGGTCAGGCAAGACTGGTACACCTGTAGAAGAAATCCGAAGAATTGCTGAAGAAGAACTCAAAGCAAAGTTTCATTATCAAGAAGTCATCAATTCCGATGGTTCCTTGCACCACCGCATTATGATTACCTATGAAAATACTCCTGATAACTGATCAGCATTTCGGTGTCAGAGGAGACAATCAACACTTTATCAATCACTATAAAAAGTTTTATGGTAAGGTGGTGATTCCTTTTATCAAAGCATCGGGTATTAAAGATATTGTTTGTCTAGGAGATACGTTTGATAAACGTAGATCTATCAATTTTATGTCTCTGGACGAGGCAAAGAAAATGTGGTTTGATCCTATTGACCAACTGGGATGTAGGATGACTATGCTTGTTGGTAATCATGACATTTACTACAAGAATACTTTGCGGGTGAATGCTGCAACTCAAATCTTAGGTGACTATGATTTTAAAGTTGTTGAACAACCAACTGAACTGGAGTATGACGGTCTGAAGATCCTTATGCTTCCATGGATTTGTGATGACAATCGCGATGAAGTCTTTAATATTGTAGCATCAACTGATGCGAAAGTATGTATGGGTCACTTAGAACTGAATGGTTTTGAGGCACACCCAGGTCATGTCATGGAAAGTGGCATGGATAAAACTTTATTCGATAAGTTCAAACGTGTGTTCAGTGGACACTATCATCAGAAATCTACCAAAGGTAATGTTAGTTACCTAGGCAACCCTTATCAACTATATTGGAATGACTACGGATGCAAAAGGGGGTTTCACGTTTTTGATACGGATACTCTTAAGACTACTTTTTATAGGAATCCCTTTGACACTTTTCATAAATTGTATTATAATAATGGAGTTAGTATCCCAGAGTCAACAGAACTCGAAGGAGGTTTTGTAAAACTAATCGTTGAAGAAAAAGGCGATTACCAAAAGTTTGACTACACAGTCAAGCAACTACAAAACATCGGTCTTGGAGATCTTAAGATTGTCGAAGACCTTAGTGCTGAACTAGAGTGTTCGGATACTACCCTTGAAACAGAGGACACTATGACGTTACTTGAATCATACATAGATGAGATAGAACTAAAAGTCAATAAGACTAATATCAAATCTGTAATGAGATCTTTATACGTCGAAGCGTCTGAACTTTAATGTTTGTTTTAACCGAAGTTGGTACTGGTGGTGTCTATGCTTGCACTAATAAGGAAAAGCAAAAAACCGTAACTGTCTTTGAAAACGAAGACGATGCTGAACGGTATGCTATTCTATTAGAAGCAAATGATTACCACAAAGAACTTGAACTCATGGAAGTTGATCCTGAGATCATTGCCATGAACTGCGTTAACTACAACTATAAGTTTACAATCATTAAATCTAACGAACTGATCGTACCTATTATTAAAGAATGATTACCTTTGAAACACTTCGTTGGAAGAACTTTCTTTCGACAGGTGACCAATGGACCGAAATCGATTTAGATGGAAGTCCTTCTACATTAATCGTGGGCAGTAATGGCAGTGGGAAATCGACTATGCTCGATGCCCTTTGTTTTGCTTTGTTTAACAAACCCTTTAGGCAGATTACTAGGGGACAACTAGTAAACAGTATCAATGAAAAGGGACTCAAAGTAGAGGTGACATTCTCTATTGGTAAGGACGAGTATAGAGTATTCAGGGGTGCAAAACCTAACGTCTTTGAATTATACAGGAATAATAAACTAGTTGATCAAGATGCTGCAGCAAAGGATACGCAGAAATATCTTGAGCAAACAGTTCTTAAACTTAACTATAAGTCTTTCACACAAGTTGTCATCTTAGGTTCATCAACCTTTGTACCTTTTATGCAACTGAAAGGACCTCATAGGAGAGAAGTTATTGAAGATCTACTGGACATCAAGATCTTTTCACAAATGAATCTGTTGCTTAGGGATAGAGTCCGAGCAACCATGGCATCAAGTAAAGAATGTGATCACCTGTTGACTGTAGCAGAACAACAAGTATCATCACAACAAAAATTATTGAATAACTTGACCGAGATCAATAAGTCTCGTCAGGATGAAAGAGAAAAGAAGATCAAAGACAATCGAGAAATGATTGAAGGTCTTGAAAAAGAAAGAGATACTAAAAAGAAAGAACTATCTGGACTAGAAGTTAAGATGGTTGATGTAGATGATAAGAGAAATGCAATGTCAGATCTTAAAAACAGTAAAGCAGACATCACTGCAGAACTAAAAGTAGCAAGGAAAGATATTAAGTTCTTGGATACTCATGAAGAGTGTCCTACATGCAATCAACTTATTGAAAATGCTTTTAGGCAGGCAAGAATTGGTGCCCTACAAGGCAAATCTAAAATCCAACTAAAAAAACTAGACGAAATTAAGAATGATATTGATGATCTGTTCAAGTTTATTACTGCAGCAGATGATATCTCCATGGAATGCCATGAAAAGAGAAGTGAAATTAGTCAAAGTGAACGTGATATTGTAAGAGTTGAAATGGAAACTCTTAAGATTCAGGATGAGTTGTTTAATCTGAGAGAGAATCGTCCATCTATTGATAAGGAAGAGAAAGAACTTAAGGTCTTGCAGAAAGAACTTGCAGAGACTCAAGAAGGGTGTGCAAAAATTAGTAAGAAACTGGATGAGTTCCAAGTTGTATCACATTTATTGCGTGATGGGGGCATCAAAAGTCAAATCATTAAGAAGTATGTGCCAGTTTTTAACAAACTAATTAATAAATACCTTAACAACATGGACTTCTTTGTTAACTTTACTCTTGATGAAGAGTTTAACGAGACATTGAAGAGCAGATTTAGGGATGAGTTTACATATTCTTCTTTCTCGGAAGGTGAAAAGCAGAAGATTGATCTAGCACTACTGTTTACATGGAGAGAAGTTGCTAGAATGAAAAATAGTGTAGCAACTAATCTATTGATTCTTGATGAAGTATTCGATTCTTCTCTTGATGCAGGTGCAACTAATGAGTTACTTCAAATTTTGAGAGCACTAGGACATACAACTAACCTATTTGTCATCTCACATAAAGGTGAGATCTTAGTTGATAAGTTTCTAAGGACTTTAAAGTTTGAAAAGATTAATGATTTCAGTAAAATGTCGGATGATTCCTAATGGTATGTAAAGTAACACTGTATAAAGCAGGAACTGTATTCACTGAAGAAGTGATTGCTATTGATTACCAAGATGCTAAGAAGGTAGCACTTGCAAGAAACCCTGGTGCACAGGTGATGAGTGTAACTTCGGTCATGTGACAGTTGAATAAGTGGCACAACAAGTGGCACATGCTTGATCAGTCTGCTATAATAGGTATATACAAAGGAGATACATGATCAATCCAGAAGTCAAAGGCACACTCGCAAAACTACTCGCAACTGAGAACCTTACTGTAGAGCACCGTAAAGTGACTACAGCATATTTTGATGTTGAGAAGCGTGTTCTCTGCCTTCCTATCTGGAAGACTGCATCTAACACTGTCTATGACCTTCTAGTTGGTCATGAGGTTGGACATGCTCTATACACTCCTAACAAAGGTCTTGATGGTATCAACAAAGGTTTTGTAAATGTTCTTGAGGACATTCGTATCGAGAAGATGATGAAGGTGACCTACCCTGGTCTTCGTAAATCTTTCTTCCAAGGATACACTGAACTATGGAAAGATGATTTCTTTGGTGTGAATGATGAAGACATCTCCAAACTTCCTTTCATCGATCGTATCAATCTTTTCTACAAAGGCAATCCTGAGATTCAGTTCACAGAAGAGGAGCAAGTGTATGTAGATCGTGCTGCTAATACTAAAACATTTGATGATGTTCTACAACTTGCAGAAGATCTATTCGGTCGCGCAGAAGATATTGAAGATAACAAAATGGAAATGCCTCTACCATCACCAGAAGCATCACCAGAAATGGGTGGACAAGGTGAAGGTGAAGTAACTCCTCAATCATCACAGAGTGAACCAAACCAAGAAGGAGATGGTGCAGACCAATCTGCAGAATCTCAACCAAGTCAGTCTGACTCAGACGGTTATGGTAATGAGAATGCAGTGATCACTACACAGGGCAACAACTCATTTGGTCAGGAAGAGTATGATGAAACTGAAAGTATCACTCAAGAAGCATTCAATCAAGCACTAGAAACTCTTATCGATGACAATGCTAAAGAGTGGGTTTATCTAAGTCTTCCAA